TAGGTCTAGCATAGGTGGAGGGGGCAATACCCTTTCCTGAAATTTTAAAAGACGCTCAACGTGACGCTCCATTTCATTTAACTCGGAAAAGGTTAATAAAGGCTGGGCGAGAATTTTATGTTGATATCTTCTAGGATGGATTGCAATTGCGATTCTATTGAAAATGGATATATAACTGTTAATAATTATAACCTGACGGTGTCTAATACTATATTTACTAGTAACATGTATGCATCCGGGAATATATATGCTGCATATTTCAATGGAGACGGTTCAGGAATTTCTAATATTAACACATCGAATATTGTACAACCCTTTGCAAACCTAGTAGTTTCAAATTCTGTTACAACGACTCATGTTTTCACGACTGGGAATGTAGGAATAGGAACATTCACACCGGGGGCAATGCTTGATGTGGTAACAACCGCGCCCGCCGAAGTAGGGAGCGTTATAGCACAGTTTGGAACAGGTATCACTTCGCGTATAAAGATTTATGATGAAAACGCAGGTGCAGGTCTGCCCCCTTATATTACCGGAGAAGCTGGAAATGGGCTTGGACTTGCATGCCCAACTGGTCCTATTATTTTTTATACTAACGGTCCTACTCCCGGAAACGAGGTTATGAGAATTCAAAATTCTAAGGTGGGAATAAATAATCAGGCTCCTGCGTATAGTCTTGATATAATAGGAAATGCCCAATTATATGATTCCTCGTTTGGAGGAAATCAGGTATTATTAAATATTGCACACCCAAGAGACAATTTTCATAATATAATTAATACAGGTGATGGATCATATGGTCCTTTGTATGCTTTTACAGTTTTTGATAATATATCAACGGGATATACCGCAAGCCCTCTTCCACAAACCATGATAAACTTTTCACGACTTGAAAATAATGGTGATGGAAATTTTCATGTAGAATTTGTAAACGTTAGCCAGAATGGCGGCGACCATAATGATTATGGTATAGGGTTCGGGTTTTTTGATAACGGGCAGGCAGGTTCATCGATAGGACGATCTCCTTTCTTGATTAGTGCTCATCAAAATTATGATACAAATACAAATGGCACGACAAGTTCGAACGCTGTTTCAAATGTCGCAATCTCTATAGGTCTTGACGGTCGTAACAATGTGGGTATAAATACAATAGTTCCGTACGGTAATCCTTCTTCTTACGGACAGCTACAAGTTGCTACATATAGTAATAGTAACGACCAGTACACATTACAAGTATATGATAACGGAAACCCTGATCAAGGATCTGCATATGCCATGGCTGTATTTACGCGAACAGAATCAGCTAGTTTAGTTGGTCCAAATAATTATCATATGGAATTTATTAACAAGAATCCAATAGGTCCAGACTATGGAGTGGGATTTGGTTTTTCTTTGAATGGAGGGGGGCAGGGACAACAACCTTTTATTCTATCTGCACACTGTTCAGGAAATTTTAATAATACAGTAACAGCTGGTTCAGAAGTGTTTGGTTCTGTCGTTCTTGCGACCGATGGTACCGGGCATGTAGGTATATGCGGACAATTGAATCCCGGGTATCCACTCGATGTAAACGGAACAATAAATGCCAGTGATTCAGTGATAACAACAAATGTATTTACTTCAAATATAGTTGATTCAAAATCAAGTTTTGGACTTCCTCAACAACTTCTTAGTCAAAGCGGCACAGGGATACAATGGACAACACCAGCCATAACGAGAACTGTTGTACGTGTAACGTCAGGAACGTACAACGTGCTTGATACAGATTACTATATTGGATGTAATGGAGTTGGAATAATAATACAACTTCCATCAAGTTTTTTAGGGAAACAATATGTTATAAAAGACGAATCTGGACAGGCTCTTGTGAATCCTGTAACAATTCTTCCTTCAGGTACCAGCTTGATAGACAATAATACTTCCGTAAGCCTTTTTACAAATTACATGTCACTCACTCTTTTGTGCGTTGGCTCGTTCTGGTCAGTAATTTAAAAAACTCTTTAAATATATGACTTTTATACCTATTGTCGTTTCGAACGTTTCCGTCGGAAATTCAACCACAACACTCTTGAATTCAGGAACGAGAACATTCACAGGAACTATAGAGGATGTCAGTCAATACGCGTCTGTTTCCGTGTCGTACTATGTCTCACCAACAAATGCAACCGGAAACATATTTGTTCAATTTTCTGCAACTTCTTCACCGTTTTATCCAATTTCAAATACGGTGACTCCGGTTACTGCACTTACTGCAAACGGGTTCACACTTGATACAACAATGACTGCTCAGTACATTCGCGTGAGTTACGTCAATGATAGCTCAGTTAACCAGACTGCATTTTCTATTCAGACCATATATCACCCGCAAGCGCGCATAGCTGCTAGAACCGACCGTCTCGCCGTTTCCATGACAGACTATTCAGATACTTTGAACACGCGAGCACTTCTTTGGGGTAAAACGAACGGCGGACAAATTTACGAACAGATTGCATCAAACGGACAGAATGCAATTGTGACGTCTATCAACGAACCACTTACAGCTTTCGGCGAAGTTTCGGTCGCCGAACCGTATCCTATATCTCAGGTTGATTTTGTATACGGAATTAATACCGTTGTTACGTCAAACGTCACGTATGGGTCGAATGCAACCGTCACGGCTACAAACGGTCTTTTGAAACTAACGGCAAATGCAGTCTCTGGTGGGTCAATGGTCATGTTCCGCCCCAAAAAGTTTATCAAATATCGCCCAGGTACTTCTACAGTCACACGCATCACGGGAGCTTTCACATCGGGTGCACCCGCAAATTCCATTCAGTTTGTTGGTGAAGGATTTCTTGAACCGAGCTCAAATGTCATCATAGACGGCATGGGGTTTGGATATCAAGGCGCATCATTTGGCGTCTTTTGGATACGTAATTCAACTATAAATTTCATTCCCCAAACTCAATGGAATTATGATACCATGCAAGGTACTGGTAAATCTGGATTTACTATGGATCCTACAAAAATTAACATTTATCAATTAAAGTTTCAATATTTAGGAGGTGGAAACCTGTTCTATTATGTCATTCCAGGAACGACGGGTCGTTGGGCACTTGTTCACATGATACAAAACGCAGGAACTCTTACGACGCCCGTATTTCGGGATCCAACCATGCATGCCATGTGGTATTCAAACTGCTACGCCGTAGGAAGCAACACTCCGGTCGTAGTACAAGGTGCATCAATCGGGCAGTTCATAGAGGGTCAAAGACGATTCCTCGGACCCAAAGGAAACTTTTCATACTCTCCAGTAGGTTCAGTAACCAATAACACAAATACACAAATGTTTGCACTCCATAATTCATCCTATTTCAATGGAATACCAAATAGATCTCAAGCACACCTTCGGTCTCTTTCTTTCGGAGGGAACGGATCAGGTTCGGGAAGCAATCAGCCAAACGGTGTTATAAGCGTGACGCTCATCAGAAACCCTACATCCGGAGGTCCTACCATATTCACTCCATATAGCGGATCCCTTGGGACAAATTTTGGAACTGTGACCGGGTCTAATATTATCGGACAGTCGACTGTAAGTACAAACGTCTCACAGTTGACTACAATTTCAGGGGGGAATGTAGGGTTTTCACATGTTATTGCTATAGGTGGTCAATCGGGTCCAATAGATGTATCAGATTATGAAATTGTTCTCAATCCGGGCGATACATTGTGTTTTACAGCCAATGTCGTGACGGCATCTGGAACGTGTTACATTGGTTCAGCAGCTTTTTGGGTTGAGGACTTGTAAATCAATAATAGTCTGGTTCGTCATCATCCCTCGAGTAGGAAGACTCACACGGACTTGAGCCAAGTTGTCCTCAATGTACAGGAGAATCTCCTGCCCGTCTGTAAGGACATGACGGTTGAAGTGAGAACGCACGGGTCCCAAGACGCTCGGAAGATCTTTGGTTGTATCTCGAATGAGCCAGTCCACATGAATTTTCAAAATTTTAATTTCAAAATTATTGGGAAGAATCCATGGAGTGACGTAAACCATCCTCTTTCCAGCCAAACGCCTCTGAAGAGCATTCATGGCAATCGTCCCAGGACGAACGTATGTGTGGGGAAGGCACTTGTACACAAGGTCCCCGACCTCGACATATTCAGAGACCATGTCATCTGAATTAAGGTACACAAAACCAGTTGTGCATTCGTACTGCGAAGGCATGTTCACGACATGGTACGCCATTTTGACTTGTTCAATGAGCTGATTATTTTTTTATGTGAGTAATGACAATGCACACATACGAAAGGATTGCTCTTTGGGTAATTGTCGTTTTCCTTATTTTCAAGGTATTTTTTATTGGAACTTCAGGATACACAGCATCAAATCCTTTGAGCATCATGGATCTTGCTGAATTTAATGGAGTACCAGGACCCGTCAAACAGATATGGCAGACGAACATAACAAATACAATTATGCCAGCAATTACTTCCAAATTTACTCAGTTTTGGAATAATCTTTCTGCAGCGCAACAGACGAATATATCTAATGTATACGGATCTGCATCTACACAGCTTGCTACAAATATTGGAAAAATGAATGTATATCCAAAATAAAATATTATTTGTTAAATATAATGTCAAGTGTGTTTAGCGGAATAAATTTTAATAGTTTAAATGTGTTGACAACTTCAGGAAGTTTGACTGATAGCGTCGATACAAATTCTTTAAATGTAGCAACAACTTCCGGAAGTTTGACTGCTGGAATAGATACAAATTCTTTAAAGGTAGCAACGTCAGGTTCTTCGACACAGGACACAAGCTCTCCCCCACCGCCACCAAGCAAGTCATTCAATTGGCTGATTATTATTATCATAATTATTTTAATTGCGGGAGGGGTTTACTTATTTCTTGGCAAGAAGAAGTAGAACAAGACCTATAGCCAAGAATGCCCATATAAAGTAATGTTGGGGGATACTCGTAAACGGTACGGGAGGTGGGAGGGAGTCGAGCGCCTTCATACGATCATCATCCTCGTCAACAAACATTCTAAGAATAAATGAGTTAGAATTCAGTCCTTGAAAATCTATAACATCTCCAAACTTGTCTCTCCAACGAATAGTGAGACGATCGATTGATGTTATAGGTTCAGGATAATATACTGTAAGCAAAATATCCTTGGACTCCATAAAGTTTGTAACGCTACTCAAGTGAGCGTTTTTTATCATCACTGGCGCGAATAGAGTATTTGTATTCGTTCCAACGATTGTATTTGATGCGAGTGGACCGGTTGAAAAGTTATGAGGGGTCCGAAGTTCCTCAATGTCTAGAAAAACGTAATCATTCATAGTCATATTTGCGAGTAATTGAGAACGGGCAATGTAAAATCCCGCACTTCCCGGATCTTGGGATGGGTTTGCAAGAGTAAGAGTGTATGTTTGATTTGCCACAAAGCCCATGATATTTGAAATTTGCGAATTATTAATTACAAAATTATATGACATTGCATTGGAAATTAAAAAATGACCTTCATTCGTCAAGTAAGATACATTCATTCCCTGTGACACAAGGGCAGATACGAGTGTTGATTGATTGTACCTTCCCGAATGAACAAAAATATTTGAATTTCCATTAATGGAAATTGCATTTGATGATGTGGAAACGTTATATAATGAATTTGGGAAGTGAGCGCTGACCAGATCAACTTTTGCTATATTTTTTAGAGGTATTGTAAGGTGAAGTACGTATGCATTTCCATATGGATAAATATTTGAGTCTCTCAAGTCTGATGAAACGTGTACGAGTCGGGCATTTGACATCCTAGTACATGCGTAGAATTTCTTTGATCACTTCGCTCCGCATAACGTCATCCTCTGTAAAATTAATGTGACTAATATTCGTTGAAAGACTGCAGACCCGTCGGACGAGATCATCGAGTCCGTTCTTATCAAACCCTCTGTCATACTGGTCACAGTCACCTGTTACAACAATCTTTGTATCCTTACCTATGCGAGTCAGAAGCATCTTCATCTGAGAAGGGGTCGAATTCTGCATCTCGTCTCCAATGATCCACGCGTGGTCAAAAGTTCTGCCACGCATGTAAGCCAATGGACAAACCTCGATATTACCTTCCTTGACCAGGGTCTTGAGATGAAGAGGTCCAAAGTTTTTCCCGAGAGCGTCAAACATGGGACGGGTCCATGGGTCCATCTTGCGTTCAATACTTCCCGGAAGAAACCCGTGCTGCTCGTCTACAGATACTGCGGGGCGAGTAATTATAATACGCGTCACGCGACCCTCGTGAAGAGCCTTGGCGGCGGCGTGACATGCAAGCATCGTCTTTCCCGTTCCTGGTGGACCTGTGGATATCACAACCGGAACTTTGGAAAGAAGAAGATCAAAATATTTTCGCTGTACTGGAGTGAGCATTTTATTATTTAGGCATCGTAGTCCTTAACTTTCAGAACGTTAAACTGTAGCTGAAGATCGTCGAAAATCTTCTTCGCGTGGCGAGTACGGATAACCTCCATGGCACCATTCATGTAAAAGATTGTAATGTCATTGTATCGGTCATTGTACTCAAACCACCTCACTTGGGACGGATCGACAACATAGACGGTAGCACCTTGGGCAATTGCAAAAGAAGGCATTCTACATATTACACTAGGCATTTCTCTATCTTGCTTGGTAGACTGCTCTTCCCTTTTCATCTCGTAGATGAATCACGCGTCCCTCTTCCAGATCTTTGATGAACTGGTTGTATGCATGACTGTTCGAATCGCGAACCGACTGAAGTGCGGCAATGCACTTATGGCACCGGCACGGGTCTGGCATTTTGCTCTTACTGGAGAGAAAGAATACTTGGCGTACAGAGGACCTGAATTTTACAGGCACAACTCCAGAGCCTCTCTTCTCAGACGTTTTCTGCATGCCAGGAAATGCGGATCTGATATGCACTTGCGCCAGTTGCGCTGAATGACTTCTATGTTGTGCATCGAAATCAACATGGCAGCACGCACGTCTATAACCTGTTCGGTCATTATGACCAAAAGGTTGCTCGTTATCACATCCAGATAGCGGTACGGGTCACGAGGGAATGGAACGTTAACTGCCGCCCATGCCGCGTTCTGGATAACGACGCGCAAATTGTCCAACAGATCATACACCTCAGAAATACCATCATACGCGTCCTGGATGGGGTCAAACGCCATATCGATCTCATTCTCCAGACCGTTTAGGAAATCAACCGGGTGAGCATCCATATCTTCCCAAAAGTCCCAGTGAGTGTGAAACATAAACCAGTGTTCGATTCGAGTCTCCAGATTCTCAATCAGATCATCGAGCTGCCGATCGACCTCTACGCGGCGGGACATTGTTGGTTTTTGGACTTCTCGTCCTCTTCACAGTCGTGGCAGCTTGACGACTTGAATTTTGAGTGAGCTGCCGAATCAAGTTTGCCGCGCTATTTACACTTAGTCCCGCCTTTTTTAAATTTGCAAGAACTTTAGCCCTGGATTTATTCGTTGATGAATTCCAATAAAAACTCACATTTCCTCTCCCTCCTACGAGATTCTGGAGAGATCCTGGAATTTGAGGAACCAGGATGTTTCTTGTAAATCTTGGAGATGAATTCCTCAATGCATTTTTTACTAAATTGATGTAGTTTGTGTTCGTCATGTAATTCTTGGTTATGGACATGAGGTTTTTGGTGTACGTTCCGGACTCGAGATTGAATTCTATGATTCCTCCCTTTTTAGAGAGTTCGCCCGCCGCCACTATGATACGACCCGGCTCTCGAGTTGGGAGCTGGAAATGCCTCGATCCAGATTCCAGTTTATTTAGGACCTGGACAAAGCTTTTGTGATATCTATTCGTCTCTGGGTTGTACTCTATGAGGTACAGGTACGCACCATCTGGAAGAGTTCCCGCATTCACGTTCCGCCACGTTCTGTTTGTGGCGAGGTTCTCCCTTCGCTGGCCGTAGTAAATCTTGGGCCAGTGACTGGGTATTCCTGTAACGTGATTTTCTTTGAGAATTTTCTGGACCCTGTTAATGGCATTTCCACGGTTCACTACGGGCCACGAACGCGCGGGGACTTGGAAGAGACGCTTGACGTTGATACGGGGTTCCATTACAATAACACACTTTAATTATGTACCCAACACACCTCTTCCTGAATGAGGCGCTCCAGCTTTTCACGATTCTCTCTGTTCTCGTAGACGAGCTTGCGAACATACTGACAAACCTCCATATAAATAGGGTTTTCAGATTCGAACGAGTCTTCTTTCAGGAGCCAGTTCATAGCAGCATGCTCCTTGGACTCGGCAAGTTCGTGTTCACCCTTCAAGTTGCGCATCATCTTCTCGTGGTTAAGAGCCCGCGTCTCTTCCGACTCTGCATAGTACGCGTTGACCGCCTCTTCCTCGAGTTCGCCAAACAAGTAGTCGTCAGCCTCAATTTCCCGGAGCTGACTTTTGGAAATATTATTTGCAATATAAGTACTGAAGTATTCGTACATTGAGGGCGTTACGGCACTGCCTGTAATGTCCTCAAAGACGGAATAGTCCCATACAACCGTGGGCTCATTGGACTCGCCATCGTAGCCACAGAGCATGTGAGACTTGTCGCACCACGAGACGTAGGCGTTTGGAGACATTTTTTGATATTCTTAGGGTCCGAGTCATCGTGGCGTCTGAACGACTTGAATTTTAGATGTCCATGAAGGTCTGTAGCATGTTCAATTGGACACCAAAGAAGAATGCTGGGAAAAGCATACCGACACTCGTATTCTGGAAATGCCAGGTGAATTCCTCTGGAAGGTACCTGTAAATGAGCAAAATTGTAAGCACGTTAAAGACAACCTGAAGATGGGCTACAAATATTCTACCTAGCTTGTGTTTTTTTGGAGTTATTTTTTCAAAAATTTTATTAATTAAAATTCCAAGAATTATTCCTACGGTGGCCATGAGAACCCCCTGTTCCACTCCCACTTTGATGTTCTTCATTTATATCACTCGTCATTTTCTTCCTTGCGGTTGTAGACGGCAAGGGTCACCTTCAGTGCCTGAGCCGCAGCCGCCTTCTCAGGAACCTTGTTCGCCGTCGTCGACTGCTCGAGAGTGGCTGACAGGATCGCCTTGTACAGAGGGGTCGCCTCAAGCTCAACCTTGAGGTCCAGGTTCGCCTCCTTGAGGTCAGCCTTCAGGTTGTTCACGCGCTCGAGAGCATTGGTCAGGTTCTTTGATGCCATTTGATGTATACTCGGCTCAACTTTTTATCTAGGTTCATGAGTAGATGAATAGGTTGAGAGCTGAAAATTTCAAATCTTATATCAAGAACCCTACACCAGCCAACCTGTTGACGGCATCAGGTACACGTGCAGCGCTTAAAACAATCACAACGCGTCCTTTTGAAAATTTGCAAAACGTTGCAGAGAGTTCAATCAAGGAAAAGGTCGGAACCCATCTTGCGTACGTGTTTAAAAGATATCACACGGGAAAAGGCGATGATTTCGAATCAGTCGCGGCAATCACGAATAACCCAAACCTTCCCATGGACTGTAGCGGCGTAGGAACTCTCGCACCCGGGAGTCCTCTCTTGGCTGCTATGATGCGGTTTGGCGGTCACTTTTTCACGGTAAACATGGATATACCTGTGGGTCTCAAACCGCTCCTCATCAATACTGGAAAGGGTACGACCCGTGTACAGCTCGATTATCTCATCATAGACCCAAGAGACCAATCGAATATTAAAATTTATATTATTGAATTTAAGGCCGGGTCAACTCAGTTGGTCATGGGAGAGGCTGAAGAAGAGCAAATGGTCAAAGCAACTGAAATATTTAAGAAATGGTATCCAACAGTGAGATTTACATTTCGCCTTTTTTATTCTCCTTTTCTTGCAAACCAGCCATCTTACTACAAAAAGTCTCACACGTCGCTCAATGTAGATTACTTGACGATATCGGGTCTTTCTAAAATTATTCGCGTACCCGTAGCGGATCTTCAACGGGTCGGAAACTTGCGCGCAAATCTTCAAAAGAATGTGACCCGAAAGTTGTACGACCTACAAGATGCCGTTATATCCCAACTCGTTGCGGAGGGTGTCGAATCAAACTTGCGGAAGAATGGAGTTCTCTCATCTAAGACTCCTGCAAACTTTGGTATACAATTTGGAAACTACGGAAACTTTGGACCGAGAAAAAACCTCGCCACGCCAAGTGCTCCTCCAAATTTCAAAGCAAGCATGTCCAATATCACGCGACTCATGACATCTCGTGAAATTTTGAAAAAAAGGTACCTAAATAATCCTACAAATGCAAACCTGAATAAACTTGCTCAGGTAACTGGGAACATTCTGAATAAGCATCAGACATCACCAATTCTTACAAATAATTCAGCGTCCCAACTTCAGGAGTTTCTCAAGTCTCTCAACTGGGCATATACACACGTTCATGCACCTCGTCCGATTGATGTATGGGAGACGTTTGTGGAAGAGCGCGCGGAGCTTCTTGGTCCAAGCCAATACATAATTCCTGAATTAAACGCTTCAACAAATTATGTTCCCAAAAAGGACATACATATCGTCGAACTTGAGCGTATAGCAAACAACACGACCCGGGCGTTCAGGGATGATGTCATAAGAAACCTCATGACCCGCCTTGCAACGCTCAAGACGAATGTTTCGCGCAGAGTTAAAAATACTGCCGAGAAAAACTCAAAATTGAGGGCTATTAATGGAATATCACAACTTATATCAAACCAGCGAGTCCGCGCTCGAGCTGCTATGATTGCTGAACGCGCGAGCCGTGCAAATCGTTCAAAGCGCCTTCCTGAGAATTCTTCAATACTTGAATTATTACCAGCAGGTTCTAATAAAAAATCTAAACGTTAATTAATGGAAAATTTAATGGCTAAAATTAAAGCCCATTCAAACACTATAAAAAAGGCTACGACGACGGATAACCTGAAGCGCAAGGCGCGAAAGGTAAAAAAGGCTAAAGTGCGCAAGGCTCAGAAAAAGGCTCTTCCTAAAATTAAACAAGTTTCTGTTCCCAAGAATTACACAAGTCATATTACTCAGGGTCCTATGAAAGATGCCGTGTTCTACATGCTCACAAACAGAGGAACAGGTCGCAAGAACTATTTTACTAAAACAGAAATTGGTAAAATTGTTGGGCGATCAATGTCAAATTACAATATCCTCATGGCAGATCCCAAAAAGTCCCTCTTCCGAAACCCAGTCACTCGGAATCCAGTGTATCCGCGCAACCTTCAACGTGTGCGCCCCAAGTAAAGAAATTCTTTGTAGTGAAAATTAGGAATGGACCCTTACGAGTCTCTCGGTATTCATAAGGGTGCTTCAGATGATGAGATTAAAAAGTCTTACCGAAAACTTGCTATGAAACACCACCCCGACAAAGGTGGTGATCCAGAGCAATTCAAAAAGATACAGGGAGCATATGACATATTGTCCGATCCGCAAAAGAAACAGAATTTAGATCAATTTGGAAACGTCGATGGTCCTCCGCAGAATCCATTTGCCGGATTTCCAAGCGACATATTCAGTCAAATGTTCGGCGGCGTTCCGAGAGGTCCAGTCCGTCGCGCGAACCATGACCACGAGATTAAGATAAGTCTTGAAGATGCGTACAGAGGTCTTTCCAAAAATTTAAAAATTTCACTCGGAAAGTGGTGCATGCATTGTGTGTCCAAGTGTGGAAACTGCCGCGGGTCAGGCTCTATTCACCTGCAAATGGGCCCTATGGTTATTCAGCAGCCTTGCCCGGCGTGCCAAAGTCAAGGAACCTTGCGCGCAGGGTGTGCCGCGTGTAACGGAAAGAAGAAGACGATTGAGCAAGTGAACCTCGAGCTGAAAATTCACGCAGGTATCGAAGACGGCGCGACCCTCGTGGGACATGGTCTCGGTGAACAGGTTCATGGAGCAAACGAAGAGCCGGGCGACATTCTCTTTCACATACGCGTCCAGAACCATCCAGAGCTTATGCGGCAAGGTCCGGACATTGTTTGGCAAACGAAGATTTCGTTTGAGGATTCAGTCAACGGGAAAAAGATCCAGATACCACACTTCGACGGACCGATTGCGATCGACACGTTGGACTGGGGAGTTTTGGATCCTCGAGAGGATTATATAATACCAAACAAAGGGTTTCTAAAGGGTGGGAGACTTCGCGTTCAGTTCAATGTGATTTATCCAAAAGGAAGATTCAGACTACAGCGGTTTTCAGACACAACGCAATAGCGGTAAGAACTGAAACGGTGAGAGAATCTTGGGTGGCGTGTACTAATTCGTTTAAATCTAAAGAAGAATGGTGAAATACCACGTCGTTCAGAGTTCCTGGGACAACTCCCATGGCGGTTCCCTGCACGACGCGACGGACTACACGCTTGGTCACCGGGTGGCGCTGGACCCGACGAATGGCGATTTGGGTCTGGACACAAACCTTCATGATCTAGTCTCAGGATTTAATATAGAGGAGTCTACAACCTCTATAGCGAGTAATGTCGACGAAAGAACTGGAAATTCGGTAATTGCTACGTAAAAAATAGGAATGTACAACAGAGTCGCTCCAACTGCGATTACGTATTTATTCATCCTTTACTGGATCAACGTTTGTCTTTTTTAAGAACCTTCTCTCCACATTTTGATTCGCTAAAACGGGCAGACTCTGCCCAGTCATAAAGAATCCCACGACCTCTGTAAATTATGTATCTGTACGCGAGTATCTGCCTGGGACAAAGTGGACACATTGGTTGCAATTTGGAATCATTAATTATTCATTTACACAGAAAAAGGGATTTGGTGCCTTGCGCGGCGCTCCTGGGCACGTGAGAGGTGAATTCACTTCAGGCTCTCCGTCATCTTCAAAATCAATCATCATAGCATCTGCGCGAGAGTAGACTCTCTTTGTTTGGGGCACATCTTCGTATCCGAGAAGGACCACATCACACTTTTCCAACGTGAATCCGACCCGAAAGTACCAACGGTCATTCTCGTCAATCAGCTCCCACCCAATGGGAAGGTCCGGGTCTTCGACAGACTGGATAGACATGTCGGAACGGACAATGTACTTGCAATTAGAAACGGGCCAAACCTCAGCGTTTGTTGGATTGATCTCGTTTGTCTTCTTTGGCGGGTGAGGGAAGATGTGGAACTGCATTCCCGGACGAAACAGATGAGCCATTGCGTAGACGGATGTGTTTATTTGAGTAGACACTGTACTCTTTAGCCTTTTTGGCGGAAGAACGTTTCGACTCGCGTGCACTTTGCATCTGAAAATCTGGGGTGCGTCAGGATTCTGCCAGGATCATGACCATAATTTTGAGTCATCATGTCATGGAGTACCTCAAGAAGCACACTCGGGCTCACAAGTTTAGAAATGTTTTGAGCAATGACCAAGTGGAATCAATTTTGAAAAAATACATTCCAAAATTAAAAAAATTTCCAAATGTAAATTTTAAAAATTATCCAGAGGTTCATGATGAACATTCTGAAAATATGAATCGGATAATTATTTCTGCACGCGAAGAATTAAAAAATGAATTTTCATTAATTTTAATGAGAAATTTTAAAAATTCTCATCATGGTTGGAAAGAAATATCTCAAGCATGTATAAATGAAACGATTGCTTCTGAGCCCAATAATTAACATTGCATTCTATGGTTTTGCATTTGCATGGATCCGTAACATGGAAACCAATCACTGTTCGTGCTCTCAGGATTGGCGCAGAGAGTTTATGAAATATTTTTTCCTATTGGCCATTGCTCTTCAGTTTGTGATAATGGCAAAGGGCATTGACATTCTCCATGACTACAGGGTACCTCTGGGCATGCTGTCTATCGCGTACCTGTTCGTGTCTCTGAGTTACATTATGGATCTCAAGACGCATTCATGCGAATGTTCCAGGGACCTTGAGCGGTCTATACTGTTCTGGTACTCTATAATCCAGGTTCTTGCCATGATCATAATTACATGGTTAATTGCAAAGGCTTAAAAGGTCAGAGTGCTAATCTGACAATGGTTGTAATCAAAGCGAGCGATGTTGCGGCCATCATCGGGAGGAACCCATATAAACCTCCAGATGAAGTTCGTGATGAAATTTGGAAAAAGTACTGGCCCGAAACCTTCACGGGTCAGACGAAAAGCGACAAGGCATGGGCCGCGCTCGATGCGTCTGCAGAGGCCATCAAGGTGCTCGACGCGGCATCGGCCGTAAAGACACAGTCGTCAAATGAGGCTGAAAAAGTATTTCAAGAAGCTCGATCAAAGATTGAGACCGATGAAAAACTCACACCCGAACAAAAGTCTGATGTCATCGAACACATTCGATCGACAGTCTACACGGGTCATGGAACTCGATCCGAGGATAAAACTTCAGACAAAATTTCCATTCAAGAAAATGCAAAATTAGTCAGAGACAATTCATTTTATAGAATTCCCATTTGTGAAATTGGAGAATTTGATTTTGAAATTGTTGGAAAGATTGATCGGATCCAAGAGATGGATGATGGATCCAGAGTTCTTGTGGAAATTAAGAATCGGACCAAACGTCTTTTTCGTAAAGTTCCTGATTACGAGTACATCCAAGTGCAAACGTACCTTCAGATGCTGAATCTTGAACGTGCCCGACTTGTGGAGCAGTTCAATAGTCAGGTGTTGTCCCATGACATTGAGCGCGACGATGAGTTTTGGAAAAATGTATTAAAATGTCTCGAGAGTTTCTGTCAACAACTCTATACCATGGCTGTTTGAATCAAGTCGGCCAGAGTCACAAGGTACTCTGTTCCCGTTTCATCGCGCCCGACCCAACCTTCCTGATCGAATGAAATAATTTCCACGGTAATAAACTTGCGGTGACGCCGAGTTCCGTGGCTTATGGTAATGGTCTTTCCGATGAGCTCGGAAAACCACTCCTCGTAACGGTCTACAGTCTCTTCCAGGTCCTCCTTCTCCTTGCATAGATCGGCTATTGACGCAATAATATCCATTGTACTAGAATAACAGCTCTCTCTTTTATTACAAAACAACTACAAAGCTAAAAGTCGCCCACATATCTTCTCTTGCTCTGCACCGCTTTCCTCCGCGTGTAACTCCCCCCAGCTTTGGGTACCGCGTAGCAAACTCCTTGGGCGGCTCGTCTAGCCAGAATGATCTGTCTAGGTGACGGTCGCTAAAGTAGTCGTCAGTCTCAAAGAGGACATACTCAATGTCTTCGTTTGAAACATCTCGGCTGCGCAGGAAGTTATAAGTGCTCTCAATGTCCTCGAGCTCTTCTTTAAGATCCTTCATGATCCTTCTGGACCACTTGGGAAAGGCTTCGGCCATTTCGAACGCGTCTTCGACCGCGGCATCGATCGCCTGACCGTACACGTCCGAGCACTTCTCGTCGTACGCGTCATCATCCCACTGGTCCTTGACCTTTTGGAACCCGCGGAAATACATGGGCCGCCGGCACATGGGGCAGTTGGGCTCAGAACTCTTGCGGTACCACGCCTTGACGCAGCCCTTGCAGAAGACGTGCCCGCAGGTCAGCTTGCAGAAGCTCCCGGTCTCGCAATAGCAGACTGAGCACTCCATTGTGTGTGAGGTGACCCTACCATTGGATGAGAAATTTGGCGCAGGCAGGACTCGAAATTTTAGGGGTCCCCACTTAAGGAATTTTGTGTACTTAATTATATGTCTGTAACCGTTCCACCAAAGTTAATCACTCGCGCAAAAGGTTTCGGGCGAAAGCCAAACAACTATTTTACACTACACTCAGGGAAAAATAACATATTTTCAATCAAAATTGACGAATGTGAAAAGACAACTGTAGTGGGATTCAAAAACAAAAGTGACGCAGTCTTCATAGGAAAGATGGTCGAGACATACTTTATTGAAACAAACGAATGGCCTGATACAAGAAACTCTGGAAATATCATTCTTCCGAAATCAAGGGTTGATACTATGCAGTTCTTAGCTATAGTCCAATGGGACTTTGAGGACCTCAAAGTCACATGCACTTCAAATATGATGGACATGGTCTCTGTAGACGGAATAATAGACAGAGATTCTTCATATCGTTTTTCTGGAAATTTATTCAAGTTTGAAGCTCCTCTTGAATTTTATCAAGAGCGTTTTGAAGAAGTTATGGGACAAAAGCTTGACCCCTAAGCACAGCCTTGGCGTATGCAGCACAAAGCACAAAATGAATGTGAGGCCAATCGAGTGCATCGCGCTTGTCAAGAACAAGATTCAAAGGATTATCGTTGATATCCTCCACCATATTGATAGAATTGGAAGGATCACCGAGTGACTCTGCCAAGTCCATCATCTTTCCTAGCCAAAGAACGTGGGTCTGTTTCTTTGGGTCAAAAGATTTTAGAAACTTAGATGTCGTAGACATTTATTTTATCGAGGCGCATTTGTTTAAGTGATAACTACCTGTCCATTAACTCCTGCTGTATTCAACGGACCACCGCCACCGGTACCAGCCAATGGCGTGTACCATGTGGTCATTAAAAATGAAGGAGTGCTAAAACCTGATGAACATCCAGAAGTACCTGCGGGTGCCCTATATGGCAATGTTGCGATTGAACCAGGCACTCCACCAACTACTCCTCCACCACCGCCTCCTACGGTGTTAGTACCAGTTGCACCTCCAGCCCCTCCGCCACCGACTCCACCATTTCCTCCGCCGTTCACACCAACCCCACCTGCAAATGTTGATAGAGGGGTTATACCCAAACCTCCTCCACCAGAACCTCCTATAACACCTGTTGCTATCGAACCGGAACCAGCCCCCGTTCCTCCGAGTACATTGACAGATGTTCTAGTACTATTGTTCCCTCCACCGCTGCTAGAACTTGTGTAAGAAACTCCGCCGCCACCTCCAGAACCGCCCTCTATTGCCCAGTCAACAACGGCTCCAGACGCGTATGTAAACACGAAACTGCCACCCCCTCCTCCACCACCGCCGCCTCCTGTGCCTCCCGCGCCTCCTCCTCCAACTACGATATAAAAAGGCTTTTGAATATCTGTAACTGTATATGTAGTCGTCATTTGAACTTGTCTGCCGCCATTTGCAGCGCTCCCCCCTCCTCCGGCACCTCCCATAATAGCAAATGTATATGTTCGCGGGGTGGGAGGGTACCACGTCCATACAACACCCGAAAGAGTGGCATTTCCGTACATGATTGCCGGAGTTGTTGATCCAAACGAGAATGTAATCGAGCCGCTCGGGGATGTGATCAACGAGCCACTCGGAGATGTAAACGGCGAGCCACTCGGAGATGTGATCAACGAGCCGCTCGGGGATGTGATCAACGAGCCACTCGGAGATGTGATCAACGAGCCGCCCGTGGATGTGATCAACGAGCCACTCGGAGATGTAAACGGCGAATCGCTCGCGGATGTAAACGGTGAGCCACTTGGAGAGGAACTTGGAGATGTCAGCGAGCCACTCGGGGATGTGATCAGCGAGCCACTTTGAGACGCGCTACTTAAGTAATACAATATACCAATTATTAAAACTATCAAAATTGCTAATCCAATTATAATTATAGACATATCTATTACTTGTTTAGGTAATTAATTAAGAAATTGTTATTTGTCCATTAACTCCTGCTGTATTCAACGGACCACCGCCACCGGTATTAGCCCATGGCGTGTACCATGTGGTAATTGTAAAAGAAGGCATTGTAAATCCTGTTATTGAACACCCGGAAGTACCTGGCATTCCTTTATATGGTAGACTAGAGTTTGAGCCAGTTACTCCGCCAGTAACGCCTCCACCTCCGCCTCCTATATTGTTAGTACCATTTGCACCTCCAGCCCCACCGCCACCGACGCCGCCATTTCCTCCGCCGTTCACACCAACCCCACCTGCAAATGCTGATGCAGGGGTTATACCCGAACCTCCTCCACCATTTCCTCCTGAAACACCCGATGCAGCGGACCCTGAACCGGCGCCCGACCCGAGTGTAGTAGTATTTACTCCCCCAGCATTGGAACCACCTCCACCACTTGCAGAAGAAACTCCGCCGCCACCTGCAGAACCACCTCCTATTGCCCAATCACCTATGGTTCCTGCTACATATGTAAATACAAAACTTGCTCCACCGCCTCCACCGGCACCGCCTCCTGATCCTCCTGCGCCTCCACCTCCTACTACTATGTAGAAAGGTTTGGATGTATCAGTAACCGTATATGTAGTCGTCATTTGAACTTGTCTGCCACCATTTGCAGCGCTCCCCCCTCCTCCGGCGCCTCCCATAATAGCAAATGTATAAGTGCGCGCAGCAGGGGGATACCATGTCCACACAACACCCGAAAGAGTGGCTGTTCCGTAAACTGTACCTGGGGGTGTTGATCCGAAAGCGAACACCATTGAACCACCTGATGGCCATCCTGCAAAGTCTATTAGAGCTGTTGATGTCGCTATACCTCCACACCCTGTATTGTCAGGTTTTGCAGTCTGTCCGCTGGGACATGACTGGCATGCTCCGCCACCTCCAGTTGAGTACATCCCTCCTGCGCAGCGGGTGCATGCATTTGTCGCATTCCCTGTAGTTGCGGTATCTTTTCCAGCAGGGCAATTTGTACATGTAGTTTGTCCTGTATTTGTCTGGTACGTACCGAGACCACACGCGGGACATGCGCTTATATTAGTCGCGTTTGGATTAGCAGTACCTGCTGGACATGCAACACATGAAGCTCCTGCGGTTGTTGTGTAAGTTCCCGCGTTACACGTACACGTTGCGGCAGTTGTTGTGTTTCCACCAGACTGCGTAGAATTTCCAACTGAGCACGGGTTAAAACAAGCAGATTGTGCAAGAGATCCCGTCTGTGCTGTTGTTTGATAATAACTTCCTCCACGAACTGAATCAGCTGGACACTGAGTTGCAGTTGTTGCACCGGCGGCAGCATAATACCCCACCGGAGTGATTATGCATCCTGCCTGAGCTGGTGCAGTTCCAGTAACATGGGATAAATCATATCCAGTTCCATAATAACCTGCATTACATCCACATACACCACCAGATCCATCGTCTGCTTGAGCTGTAGTCAATGTTGCGTTAGAATCACATTGAAGTACGGCAGTCACTGGACTCTTCTGAATAATAACAAATCCAGGAATTTCATATAGTGTACCAGCTACCGTGATTTCGGCAATACTCTGAGTTAATACAAGTGCGTTACCAGGTGCGCCTGTAAAATTGCTTATATCAGCTGATGACAAACTTACAAGGTACCATAGCGATCCACCTCCACCAACCTGCAATTGTTTACGGAATCCCCACACGTTAGGAAGTGAGTAAGTTGTTCCGTTGGCAGTAACTCCGTTATTTAGATATAACTGATAATTCACCTTCTCTCGTGACCACGTAAATTCAGCGGCATCGGCAAGTACCATATTGGCAGTATTTCCTGCCTGTGTACTTGGAAATGTAACAGCAGCGCCTCCTATTTTTTCCACATCATAACCAATGTTTTGATATGTAGCATAAAAGTTAGTTATTGGTGATGGCGTATCCGCCGTAGTGTAACCACTCGTATTCTTTCTTATCAATATAAGAATAATTATGAATATGAGACCGGCAATTATATAATTCTCCATATATCACTTGTTAATATTTTTTTACCAATATTTACCAAGCGCCTGGTCCTGCGGGCTGAGGTTTGCTACGGGATTGATGGGAGGATATACATATGCAGGTGGTGGTATAAATCCTGGATTTAGGTCAGACAAATTACCCCCAAAAAATTTAATGTAAACTCCAACAACTATAGCTATGACCAAAATTACAATAACAATAATAGGAATTGATTTCATTTTGTATTTAGTCAACTTTTTTTTAAACTCCAAATTTCACCGCTATGTGATGAAATTTGGACTTTTTTGTCCTTTTTTTAATTAAGATTGAAAGCCTAATTCAGAGACGCCACGAGCCGGGAGAACATCGCCTTCTCCTTGCGGGATCCGCGCTTCACGCCCTTGTTGGACCGCTCCTTGCGCAGACCCTCCTTGCGCATGTACTTCTTGGGACCTCCTGGAAGAGGGGGGCGACCGCGGCGCTTGGGGCTGGAAAACAGACGAGCCAGGTTGCCGGCGTGGACACCGGCACGGGCACCACGGGCAACACCGGCATTCACACGCATGCGGCGGGTCGCCTTGGGGCGGATGGCGCTGGGTGCACGAGCCTTGGTGTTGGCCAGCAGGCGCTCAGAGCCGCCTGGGCTCTTGACGTAACGCGCCTTGGGGTTGTACACGAGAGCACCCTTCTCGGACTTGGCAACGTACTTGTTGCTGCCGGACACGTGCCAGATCATGCGACGCTTGGAGTTTAGGAAACGCGTGGGAGACTTGGGAGCAGCGGGACGACCGGGAGCCATTGGTAATATATTTCAAGATTTTTAATCAAGCTTGGGCTTCTGACCAAAACAAATTAACCTGAATAACATTTGAACCACCAGTTGTCGCTAGATTTTGACAGAAGATTACGAGAGAGTCTGGACCGTCTGGGAAATTTTGATTTCCTCCAATGACTGAATTAGACATTTCCTTGAGAGAACTCAAGTCCAAGTTGTTTTGATTATTTGCTTGAACAATTGTCGAGAAAATACGCTCTCCCGGAAGTGGGGTTCCAGATATGGCATTTCCCGGATAGTACTGGACAAAACTCGGCTGAGTACCGTTTGATTGATTATTCACAGGCTGCCAAACGCCTGAATTGAATGTTACACCAGTTGGGTTCAGGTATCCTATTGTTTGTACGTTGACCGGAGATGTAACCTCGAGCTTTTGAAGAAGAAGCTGGGCGCGGTTCAACAGTTCCTTTGTTCCAATGTCTCCGGTAAGACCGTTCGTAACTGAAGGTGCGAGGCGAATGGCAAACGCACATGCATTCGAACCTGCTGCAGGAGCTCCGGGAGTTCCGCCATATGCATTCAATGTAATTGTGGTATTTGAATAATTGAAATAGTATCCACGCTCAACATCAAACTGGCCGTCAGTCAAGAATGAAGACCCCCAGTGAGTCAGCGTCGGTGTTGCGGTACAGCTTACAAGGTTGACGGATGTTCCTGAATTGTGAGTTGTTGCAGCCTGTCCCGTAAGTGTTCGTGGAACATCGTTTATCACGTAAGTCAACTGAGCGGCCCGAGTAAGACCCGTGAATGAAGTTCCCGTGTTATTTGCATAGTATACAAGTTCGTTATCAATAAGGAGCGTCCCAGATGTTGGGAAAAGGTTCGTTGGGTCACTCACCGCGAGAACGTCAGATGTGCTTGCAAGAATACTTGAAGAAAGAGAAGTCACTGCAGATCGATTCTCAACAGTGAGTTCGTACCGGACCGGAAGATTTCCTGACCGCATGTACGCCTCGTCATTCACGTTGTTGTTACGAATGCGGTGAGCGTAGAGCCAATTTCCGTCTGCTCCGCGCATCATAAAGTCTACGAAGCCCGCTCCGTACCACGTGTACTGAATACCAATCATTTGCATGCGACTCAGGTCCACCTTGTATCCGGAAGCTCCAGTTCCGTTCATAGGGTCACGATTGAATTGAGACTGTGGAACTCGGAGTTCCTTAATCTTACACGCCTTGACCGCATGGGCCGGGTCTACAACAGTTGTCCCGCGGTACGGTGGGTTAAATGTAAGGATACCCTGACCCTGGATACTCGTCACCTCGTGCGTCATTCCGCGAATAGTGAAACGGTCCTTCACCTTGAGCTGATCCTGGAAACGGGTCAGTGGAAGGCTGAAGGTTATAGCAGAAGTTCCGATAGTTGCAAGACTTGTTGAAGTCGTTGGTAAAAATCCAATTTGTAATTGGAAATAATCAGGAACTCCAATGACCCAGACATATCCTAGACCCGTTATGTACGCATACATGTTCGCAAGAACAGTGTGGGACGCACATGGAAGAATTGCCGAAGTTGTTCCGACCGGTACGCTCGTTGATGCGTTTGGTGTTATAGATCCGGTAAGACCTGAGAGTTGACCTATGAGAACCTGAGACTGTGGAGAGACTGAAATGTACCCGGCACATTGGAACGTGGACTGACGGCGAACGACGCTGAGCGTCTGTCCATCATATTCCCATAACATTCCGTTCGCATCGTCGAATATTCCTGCACGCACAGATGCCCCGTGCCATCCAGTGACCACGAGGCGCGGCTGATCGCCCATGGCTACCAGTGTGCTTGTGAGAACATTCTGAGACTGGACGTTAATAGTGCGCGAATCTATGCACCCAGTGACTGTGTAACCTGTTGCATTTAGCCCGGACGTTCCAAAGTTGCGAAGTGTAACCGTAGCGCCAGTGGTTGGAATACCGTGTGTAATATCTGTAATGAGCTGAATGTTTGAACCTACAGGAAGGGTCGTCACCACAGTCCCAGATGGTATACTTGTAGGAGTTGTTCCCGTGTACGCAAGATTCATAGTTAGACCAGACGAATTGATTGCGGAAATTGTTGCAGTTCCGAGATTCATGCTCAGATAACTCGCGACAATCTGCCCGACTGCGAACCCTGTTGTGCTTGTCACGGCAATCTGCAAGTTTGAATTGGTGAGAGTTGTAAAAGATGAAGAAAGAGTTGTCGAAATTCCGTAAACATTTACGGAAGCCACGTCTATATTCGGGCAAAAGAGAGTTCCAGACGAAAAGAGGATACCTTTTCCGGACTGATAGCGGAACGCCTTCTTGGACTGACGGAGCACGGATGATCCATGGACCGGTGCAAGCGTCGAGAGGAGCACACCTCCATCATACGGGCGATGCTGATTTGACCCATATGGATCGACGTACAACTGGGTATTTACGTTTGTTGCTCCGGTTGAAGTTGTGAATGTAGTCGTGTTTGCAACAACGTTGAACGTATTTGCGGAAGTTACGTTGCTGACTATAAATGTTCCATTTGCAGTGAACCCGCCCGCTGCTGCAGTAAGGTACGAAGTCTGGAGAGTAATTGGCGTACCCGGAAGAATACCGTGAGCATTTGAAGTCGCTACAACTATGTTACTCGAAGCATCAGTCGTGAGACTTGAAAAGACAATATTTGAAAGTCCATTTGAGTAAAATCCTCCACGTCGAGAAAATGTAAGATTGGTCTGAATATTTGAGCTCGAGACGTACCCCTTGGCTATGTAATTTGCAGTATTTGCAGTCAGGTTATTTGAAGTGACCAGAAAGTATCCTTCAGCGCGATCAGCAGTATTTACCTGATTTCTGAGTCCAAAAATACTAATGGGCTGTCCGGTAACTTGTGGCTGTGAATAAACATTGTTGTAGTACACGGTTATGTTGGAGTAAGGGTAAGACCCATCAGACACGACGTTTGAAACGGTCGCATCAGTTCCGGGAATGTCGAAATAAGTGGGAGTTTTGCGAATTTCAAAGAATGACTGCCACTTAGTTGCTTGCAGACCGTACTCGAAATCTGCATCCATCATCGCCTGACCGAGGGAGACACGCTGGCGTTCGATAGCGTCCGTCCCAAAATCATACGGACGGGTCGCCGTCGGGAGCTGATACTTGTTCCCGACCGTTCCGTCAATATTCATTTAACTTTATTCGATATTTTAATTATCACAATCAACTTCTATGGTAAAAGACCAATCTATTCCGTTATTATTCAGAATATTTCCAAAACGGTCAAGAACTGTTATGTTGAGACGGTCGACGCGAGCGTTACGATCCGTCACGAGGACTGTTTGCACATTCTGAGAGTTGTCTGCCCATTGCATTATAGACCCACTCGGGACATTGACTGGTATCTTGAACGTAATCTGAGCGGGCTCGAGAGAAGACTGGCCAAGGTTCTCGATCCATATGCTAATATAAGTATCAAAATTCAATATATATGAATTCTGAGAAGTGAGTGCAGTTCCGGTAAGTGTCTGCGTCGGAACAAACCCGAGAAGATTTGCTAGGGTCGGATAATTAAGACCCGTTGGAATCACGAGCGTCACAGTCCCTGATGTAGAGCTAAACTGGATCTGATTCGTTGCAGCTATGTAGCTCCATGAACCTATTGCAGAAGTTGCAGAATTAAGTGCCGCAAGAAATGAGGTGGAACTATAGTTTCCAGGGCTTACCGTATAGGTCGTTGACCCGAATGTGATGGTGTTGTACGGGGCCCGAATGTTGTAGTATCCAATTGGGATCTGAGCATTGCGCAGAGTTATTGAACGGAATGCACGATGGCGGTTTCCAAAGAGGACTGTTGCCTGAAAAGGGTTAAAGTTGGTTTTAGAGACTACGGGCTGGGTTCCAGCCCCCCCTACGTTTATGACGGACGCTGTATCGACGTGAATCTGGTAAGTATTCATATTACACTTTGGACATATTTTAATTCTTAGCACTTCCACTTAAGTCCGCAGTTCTTGCATGTAGCATATGTTGTCATGGGCTCGTCCGCCGAACGTGTCTGCAATTGATAGTACTCCGTCTTCTTTGACTTGCATTTTCTGCATTGAAGAATTCCTTCATAGTCCGCCTCCTTGGCTTTGAATGCCTCGTTTCGCATGTCGTCCGCCTTGTGTTTTGCAATGACTTTCGCATAAGGACCATCGGGCCACAGAATATCAGACGAGTACCATGCAATACGTCTCGAGTCGAGTCTCTTAGTTTTAATCTTGTGAATCAAGCTTGGGACAATTGAACAAGACACTTTCACTTGATCACCATACACGGTGATCTTAGGAACTACCATGGGGTCATATGTGAGTGCCTTGAGTAGAGAGAGTGTTTTGAACTTGTACATGTCTCGGAACTTTCTGCTTTCCCATGACGAGTCATCAAGTGAGACTTGTGTTCGAGTCCAGTTGAGAACTGAAATCTCACAGTTTCGGGCAACGGGTCCAGCTCCAAGAGCCTTGGCGAAAGCGGCTTGGGCATAGGCTCGGCACGGGTTATTCATGGTTGGACCATGCATGATTTCGGACATTGTGGCGTCCTCACGACCTGTTTTTTTTGTTCGACCATGACATGGAGGACATAATCATAATAATATTGAGCGTGGTACTAGTGTACCTGATGTTTTTCAGGAACGAGTCAGGGTACGGAACTCAGTTACCCACAGTTAGACTTATAGCCACGCCTCCTGACTGGCTTACACGATATGGTGCAAACCTTCTTGGGTTTTCACAACTATTTAACAGTTTTTCTCTACCAGCAACATATGCTCCATTTACTTCAAAACTAACTGATCTTCATGATTTTTTGAGAAATCATATAGTTTCTTTTAACGGTGTTGCTAATATGATTCTCGGATGTACCACTACAGGCGACATATCTTCAATGGCTATAACATACAATGCATTTTCAAGTGCAATGACGGTATTTATGAATGCAGTTTCAACTTCCCCTAAGACTATTGATAGTGCAACAATGTCGAGTATATCATTACTATACGCAAACTATAGTGCACTTAACGCACAGTATATGAATATGTACAATACTTTTGTAAGTCAGGGTAATACTTTACCTGCTCCACCGGCCATGCCACCGGCCATGCCACCGGCCGGTCAGCCTCCCGTGATTTCCACAAGCTACACATCGGCGCCACAGCCACCCATGCCATCTCCTTCACGTTCTGGACCTTAAAGATTTCAACCCCCCTCTTTCTAAGAATGAGACCCTACGTGATATGCTACACGAGCAGGACGGTTCACCCAAATAATTACATAATGTGCGCCGAGAGACTCTTTTTCAAACATGTGAATCTCGAGGCGAACAGGGCAGGAGTCAAGCCGCATCAGCTTGGAAATTGGATCCATCGCAAGTACGGTGACGTCATCATAGAGCGCATGTGTGGTACCGGCGAACTCGGGACGTCTATACCGTGCGTGTTTTGCAGAAAGACACTCGACCGGTGGGCTATACAGTGGAGGGCCCATAGCGGTTCGCAGTGGCACAGAAGTACCGACATTGATGTTCCGGTTTCAAGACCAACGCATCGCCAAAAGCAACTAATTTTTCAGTCTCTTGTCAAGGTAAACTAGCCACGGACCTTGCAGATGCGCAAGATGCTCGCTCTGGCTTTCATAATCTATAGAAACACCTGAAGAGAACCTACACCTCCAAAAATTATTTCCATTATATTCAATTGTGAAATTTTTTAAATCTGTCTGATGAAGTTTCACAATTGCAGAAGGGTAATCTACCGCCAAAACATTTGTTCCATTTTCAAAAATAAAATTCTGTTTTCTTGTTTCTATACACATCACTTTGCCTTGCGTATAATCCCGAGTGAGCTCTCTAACTTGGAAGAAGCTCTCGCAAGTGGTTTGTCTCGCTTAAGCTTGAATGTATCCCCTGTTTCTACAGAGTCTTCAATGTCTCTGAGCTTTGATTTGGAATTTGTTGACTTTGGAGCTTGAATGACTTGGTCAGGACCTATAGTCGGAACGTACTTGTGTTCAAATGGCCAGTGAACAACTGGAGGCTCAATCTTTCCTCCATAATTTCTGAATTCTTCAATTGTAAATTTACCTCCAAAACATTTGAGCGTTTCGCGTTTGGGGGCGGGCCACAGAGGTTCGTACTTTCCGCACGCCTTCATACGCATCATGGCCATTATGGAAAGAATCTCCCCCTTTCGAGCACTGTCCATAGCCAGGGCATATGCCTTTGCACACTTCCATGAACAAAAGTTGCCTATAGTACTGTATTTGTCAAGACGGTCGTCGTATTTTATAGGAAGGTGAAATGGCAATTTGTTTTCATGCGGATGCACACACCACCAGCAAACGAGTTCCATATAAAGTAATTCACCTAATTATCTTTATATGATACTCTCCATTGACTGTGGAATCAAAAACCTAGCAATGTGTCTTATTGATGGAAGCACTCGAAAGATTTCTCGCTGGGACGTTTCGGGAGTTCCTATGAAACACGCGGATGGCGTCTTCGTGTGCCTCGTTCGGCATCTTAACGAAAAGCCGTGGGTTCTTGATGCGAAAACTGTACTCATAGAAAAGCAGCCCGATCGCAACAGGAGCATGAAGGGGGTCGAGAACCTTCTTCACACGTATTTTCTCGTCAAGGAAAAGGATGTCGTAATCTGGGACGCTCGTCACAAAATCCCAGACGTCGCTGGACCTGGAAAAGGTCAGTATGCTGCACGTAAAAAGGCTTCAATTGAACGAGCCCGTAAATTTATCCAAGAAACAAACCAAGATTGGATACAGTTTTTTGACGAACACAAGAAGAAGGATGACTTGGCGGATACGGTGATGCAGGCTCTGAGTTTTATAAATAAAAAACCAGTCGAAGTTGCAAAACCAAAGACCCCGAGTCCGCGCAGACCAACAGACAATCAGGTTCGAACAAAGTACAGTAAAGCAAATCTTGCATGGCTCTACAAAACAGAAGCCAAGCAGGATGCACGATTCAAAAAGGATCTTGCAAGGTATTACAAAAGTATTGATGAATTAAAACTAGAATTTAAGCTAGGCGATCAAACAGGGAGCCGCCAACACCGGCGCTAATTGTATAGTCGCGCATCTGGTTGCGGACAAATGACCCGTCACCGCACAGACCGCCTGGTGTCAGATCCTGTGTGTAATATGCTGCATCAGCTTCAGGACCTGGAACACACTTCAGGTTATTTTTTATATCAAAAATGCTCTTGGGACCCTTCTGGGCGGCATCGCCCATCATGGTCTGGAGTGGTGACCCGCCGTAGTAGTTGCTGGTGCGACCCTTGACCAGCATGTAAAGTACTGCAAGCAGGAGGCCAAAAATTACGAGCCGGCTGACGAATTTCCCAGCTTTCTTCATTTGTATTTGGTTGACATTATTTTTGAAAACATGCGTTAAAGCTATCAACCTTCTTTCTTTAAAGGTTCTAGAATGGATATCTCTTTCGACACTCGTGATGGTCAGAATATGAATTTGGATGATGATGAAACTGCCCTGCTGGATGAAATTTCAATTCAGCTTCCAGAGCGCAAGGCTCCCCTGAAGCCCAAGCCTGCCCGCCCAAGCCCTTTTGCTAAACAGGCTCCAGGCCCGACCCATCGCGAGGTTCCACCAGATGATGGCATGGATATGTTTATGAATCCTGATAAGCGGACCGCACCTCCTCCTCCTGTTGCTGAGGAGTATGACGGGGGTGAGGATCCTGAAGAGTATGATCATCAGGAGGGAGGTGGAGGTGGTGAGCAGGTGCCTTCTGAAGGGTACAAGACGATCGAGGACGAGAAGGCTGACCTTTTGAACAAGATTTCCCGCCTGAATAAGAAGGGTATTCAATCAAGCCAGCGTCTGAGCATTTTTTCGGACATTGACGAAATCCGCACCGAGTACAAGCGCATGACGTATTCGATCGAGGTTGAGCGGTCAATCAAGTTTCAGCGGCGCATGCTCGTGGCATGCGTGACTGGTCTCGAGTTTCTCAATGACAAATTCGATCCGTTCGATGTTGAGCTGAACGGTTGGTCCCAGAACACTATGGAGAATATCGAAGACTACGATGGTGTCTTTGAGGAACTCTATGCCAAGTACCGAACCAAGGTGAGCGTTGCACCAGAGGTCAAGCTGCTGATGATGGTTGGCGGGTCTGCTATGATGTTCCACTTGACCAACTCAATGTTCAAGGCGGCTGTACCAAATCCTTCCCAAGTTATGAAGCAAAACCCAGACCTTATGCGCAACATGATGGACGCTGTCCAACGGTCTCAGGGTGGAGCAGGACCAGGTGCCGGAGAACGCCCAGCCCAGGGTCTCCGCCCTGGAGAGATGCGCGGACCGGGCATGGACTTTGGGTCGCTCATGAATATGATGGGACCTCCTCAAGCCGTGAATTCCAGGCCTGGACGCCAGGAGGAGGATGAGGTCTCGGACATTGTTTCAATTGACGCAGGAGGCGACACCCGATCCGTCCCTGTAGAAGGCAAGCCACGCGGTCGCAAGTCCAAGAAGAAGGAGGTTTCGATCTGAGAGGCTTGCTTTTTTTCTGACACTAAAATAAGATGGGTGTTCCCATGGCACCATTTGGTCCTCCTGTAACAATTCCTCCAGTCTACAGGGAACCACAAACTAAAGAAGAAATTAAACTTCCAGAACTTCCAGGCTCGGACAACACCGAGTGTAATTATCTCGTGATGTTCTTCGTGGCTGGTGTTTTTCTGTTGGGTCTTGGTGACTCTATGAGAGGCAAGGCTTGATTGTCGCAACTGCTAGGAGCTGATCTATGCTCTTGTTGTACATGGCAATCTGCCGATCCCACCAATCGTTCGTCAAGTTTCCACACGTCTGCTGCATTTACTTAATTCTAAGAAAATAAACACCGACCCTTTGTGGAGTCCGACTTTACCCCTGCAAAGCCGCCCTCTTCATAAATTGCGCATCTCTTCCTGTACATTGAATTCAGGACAGACCAGTGATCGACAATGTCATAAATGAGTGGATCAAACTGTTTTTTAGGACCCTCTCGCATAATACGCCCTATAGATTGTTTAATGTCCGACTTTGGAGTTGCGAGAATGACAGTGTCCAGTGCCGGAATATCGAGACCTTCGTGAGCTAGCTGGAATGTCGCAATGACGACTCTTTTCTGAGAACTTTCGTTCAAATCAGCCTCTTTCATGCCCCCAATGTACAACCCCGAGTTAGAGCCAATTTTCTTGTGTAATTCAAAACAATGCTCTCGCCGGTCGCTCAGGACCAGTACACGCCTCCCGATAGTCAGGGCTTCACTGACGGTCTTGACTATGAGAGCATTCCTGTCCTCGAGACCGGTGACGACGGTGATCATTCCCGCCATGTTAATCTTTCCAAACCTCGTTATGGGTGGAGCCTCCTTGAAGGCATCGCACGTGTAGTGAATAGGGACTACCTGTGTTTTGGCTTGATTCACGCGTTCGACCCGAAAGAACTCTGGTCCGAGGAACCAGTACAAGATGCGCGTGAGCCCGTCTTTGCGTTCAGGCGTCGCAGTAAGTCCGAGCGTAAACCGAGGACACACCTTGAACATGAATTGCGAAAAAGCCGGAGCGCCAATGTGGTGAGCCTCATCGACTATAACGAGGCCAATTGAATCGAATGCATCTTTTGGAAACATTTTGGGACCTTCACCCTCTGGTCTCAAACACAATGTCTGGATCAAAGCAATGACGAAATCTTTTTCAATGTCAAACACGTCCCCTTGAACCCTCCCTATTGTCGCGGTTGGACAAAATTCTTTAATTTTTTCTGCCCACTGATTTGCTAAGAATTCCTTATGGACCACAATCATTGTTCTGACCTTTAGATGTGATGAAAGAGCAAGTGAAACAGTCGTGTTGTGTGTTACTGTAAAATCTCCCAAAACAAACCGATGATTTCCATCAATTTCAAACCCGAAATATTCACCTACTTCGAGTTTTTCGAGTTTAATTCCTACATTTAAATTATCCTTAATTTGTTTTCTTGGCGAGACTTGCTTGCGTTTTATTTTACAAGGAACTTCTTCTACCCCTTTCCCGGTTATGAAACAACGGTAATATGTACCCGTTTTAGGACCTCCTTTCGAGTTTGTGCACGTTTTCAGGCACTTGCTTTTATAAGCAGAAAACCCGAGTGAACGCGCCAAAAATAAGACATCATCAAAGAGTTTTTCATTCTTTTGAATAAAATCCCACCCGCCAACAGTTGCCGACCCGTCAGAGTCAATGAGACCCGCAAGAACTTGAAGTTGTACATCTCGCGAGTTGCATTTGTAAACTTGAGGAATATGCTTATTACCAATCATATTTAAATCTTTTAGAGTTTTGTAAAAATAATTTGGCTTATTGTAATCATAGTTTGATACGTGGCTTAAATGCAAATTATATTGTCCTAAATTTTTATTGAAATAATGAAGAACTGTAGAATCTTGAGAACTTATAGACGCCTTCATGGACATTCCATCACCTAACCAGTACCCAAACATATATGGGTCGAGTGGGACATTTTGACTCGGAAATGTGACTGGTACTCGGTATCCCCTAACTTCATTATGTTTGAAAGAATCGGAAGTCTCGAGATAGTCCAGTACAGAAATATCTAATATCTTACCAAACGTCTTGTACCTTTTTTGAACATATTTGAGACTCAGTATATGAGACTCGTTTACAACGTAAGGATCGCCTTTTGTAGGCACAACTTTGTAAAGTTGTTCTGTTCCTGTACACGTTGATAGTATGTTACGCGGTGTCGAGTCATCTCCCATGATCACATCGCCCACTCGAATATCTTGGACCTTTTTAATTGTTCCGTCAAACATCATTACCAATGTGTCCTTGCCAAGACATTTACCATATCCACACGGGAGCGAGAGGACACCCCCTCCTTTTTCTCCAAAGGCTTTGACTCCTGCATCGAAAGCTTCGATTTGTCGTGTTTCTCCTCTAAGTCGTCCATTAAAAACAATACCGGGAGCATGAGCATGATCTCGCCTGGAATCTTTGGTGGGTGGGGTTGAGGCATAGTAGCGAGGGATGAGAATCCGGTCAGACCCGTGAACTTGGCGCCAAACCTTGAAGGAGGGCGCCTGTATCCCCAATGCATTCTCTACTGGTCTAACAGTGAGATTTTTCTTTAGCTCCTGGGACCCAGGGACAAGAAGTCCGTTCCTCGTCAGCATTCCTTTATTGATTCAAGGACTAAAAACTCTATACCATCCCATGTTTTCTTTTGGAATTTTACATCCACAATTTCCCCTTTTTTCATTTCCTGAATTGTCTTGAGTCCCAGGACTTTACACATGACTCGTCCGTACCTGAATGGAATTTTCAATTTTAAAATTTCAGAATTGAAAATTACATCAATATATTTTCGTCCACCCAGATCATAAAAAGGAGTAACGATCTCCATTATTTTGTTACAATATAATAGGTCATGCCATTTGACAAGAGTACTGGTAACTGGACACCTCCAGTACCTCATTTAAATAATTATACAGTAACCCATAATACTGATAAACCAGGGTCAGGTAATATAGGGCAAATGCGATGGGTATCAGATCGTCCAGAAACATGTGCATGGATGTGTAATCAAAACACGAATTGTGCGGGTTTTGTTGCAGAGCAAGGGAACAGTCGGAATCAAAATTTTACATGTTGGTACACAGACTGGTATAATTACAATAGAACAACAAGTGTTTCTAGTACAGGTTTAGATTTATATTCAAAAATAAATAAGTATCAACTTCCTACTTTTTTTCAACCAGATCCAACTGATCCAAGTATTTTACCATTTGGTCGAAATACGTCTGGTGTTAGACTTGATCCGGGCGGAAATAGCGGGGATAATAACTCATGTATCGCGAACGGTTCTTCTTGGTTGCAAACCAATCCTGGATTTATAAGTCCTTCGAATATTACAACTGGAACAAGAATTGCGGCAGATGGTGGTGGCAACTGGACATATTCGCAACAACCATCTGGATATGGAAATGATAGTGTTCGTGGATATCAGATACCTCTTGGATGGAAATTTATATTTTTTGAGAATGGTGCAATTACGGGTGGAACCACGGAAGGCTATTTTAACACGTCAAAAAAAGATTCAACTAATCAAGATTACAGTGGATGTTACAATATAGACGCTCCAGTAAACCACGACTTTGGTGGAAGAATGACAGATGGTTTTATAGAAAATATAGGATTTGATATTCCTTCAAATTGGGATAATATGACTCTTGGTAGAGGAATTACTTTACAAGATGAATTAGCAATTAAACAAAACTGGTGCTCTAACGTAAGTCCCTCAATGCTTGTCTCAAATGCCTCAAGATGCAAGGGAAAAGCAACAGATAATCAAACTACTATAATGTCAGATGAACAATTTGATAATGCTCTTATACAAGGTGTTAAAGCTGACACTGCATACACATGGGCAACTCAGGTTGCAGTAATAAATGAAATGAAAAGAATTGTTCAAGATAATACAGTTACAGGCGGGCAAGGAACAGTTTTAAATTTGTTTAATACATATTGTAATGCACAACCAACAGATGTTAAATGTTCTTGTATAAATGCTTCAAAATATAGTTTTTCACCCGGAACGAGCAATTGTTTTGATGCGGCAAACTCAGGGTATCCTGGATGTGCGGATTATCAGTACAATGGCGTCAAAGAACTAGGACTTACTAGTATTATAAGTCCAGTTTTTGGACTTCCGACCGGTGTAGCAACTACTGCAATTAACAGTTTACATCCAGCAAGTGCAGGATGTCTCATGCATGGGTGTACACACGCTGCAAATAATCAAGATGATCAAGGAATATTTCCATATGATACTGCGGCATGTCCGGCAGAAAACATTCAAATTTGCAATGTTCAGGTAAATATTGGAGCAGCACAAGATAGTCCTATAAATGCAACATGTACTCAAACTCAGGTAACAAACACTCCTCCTTCTTCAGCTCCAAGCGCTTCTCCTTCAAGCGCTTCTCCTTCAAGCACTCCATCCTCACCCTCGACATCGACCTCATCTGGAAAAAGTAATACACCACTTTTTATTGGAGGAGGGGTTTTTTGTTGTTGTGTGTTTTTGATTATTATTATAGCAGTCGTAATGATGCAAGGAGATTAATGCATTTTACCTACATAATTTGCTCCAGCTTGTGATGCGGTTGTTGTCGCCTGTTGACCTGCAGGGCTCAACATAAAGTACAGAAGAGCAACGCAGCAAAGAGCGCACAGAACACATGCACCTATCGCGATATTTTGATAAGGACCTGTAAATGCGCCTACTATATTAGATATAGCAGATCCAATTGATGCCACGAGACCGTCGAGCCCCGTGTTTGTCATTGTGCTCGTCTGTGAAGCATTTGAAACCGCTGAAGCAACGAGCGAACTTTTCATAAGATTATCAGTGATAGTCGAAAGTATATTTTGAGCAATTACGTTAGATGTAATGCCCTGGTTTGCTTGTATAGGAGAATTCTGACAAGCAAGTATATTCAGAGTCATTGTTTGAGTGTTTACTGAATTTGCAGCAATGGTATTTATATTCGTTTTATCAATTGTATTAGTAATTGTTTGTTTTATAGTATTTGATACGTTTGTAGTAGTGTCACTGGAGTTCCCTCCTGTAATAGAAGCGAGACCGTTCATCATTGACGCATTTTGTGTAGCTGCGGTTGTCAATGCAGTAGTCAAGTCTGATGAAAATTGAGTGGTTGATTGATCATCTACTGATGAAATTGTAACAGTTTGAGCATCGATCTTTTGCCCAAATGACAAAGGACAGTTGGAAATTGCACCAATATTTAGTGTAAATGTTTGAGTGTTAATATTATTTGCATCTGTTTTTGCTATATTTTTGGATACGTAGTTATTTGTAAGCGTCATGCACGAATTATTCACAATATTTGCTACCTGAGACTGTGCATTTCCCATTAATATACAAAAATAAATTAGTTTGACGTACTGGTAAGTCCATTACCATGGTTAACAGGGACAACAGTCCACGAGTTTGTCGATGGGTCTACTACAGAAACAGTCGTGTCTGAAAATAAAGTACATCCTGATGCATTTATACTAAAACCCTTGCATGTAGCTGCGTTTGAATAACAATATGAAGCACAATTATCAAATGAATTTACACCAATTATTGGTCCCTTTTTCTTTGATGGATCTGCGCTGTACCCTGTGCCTACAAGTTCAGCTGCTAATCCGTTATTCGGTGGGTTTCCAGATGTGAATATGTTCCACCCGTTGTCATATGAATAAAACGTATTTGAAATATTACTTAACAGTTCACATTGATTTGTTATTGAACCAAACTGAAAACCTTGGCATCCAGTTGTCCCGTTACACAGGGTATTACACTGTTTTATAGTAACTGAATTTGCAGGCAAAAGAGGTGGCATAACATGTCCTATGTGTCCTATACTATAATTCAAAACGTTTGAATAAGGAACAGGTGTTGATGTCTGACTATTAAATTTATCTACAAGTGCTTGGACTTGAGCGTCTGAAAGAATAGATGCGGGTTGAGCTACTGGTTTATTAATTTCTAAATCTGCTACATACAAAAATGCACAAATTGCAGAACATGTTATACATGCGATTATTATTAATAGCAGTGGACTCATCTCCTTTTATTATGGATGAAAATTTTCAGTCATCCAAACTGTTGTTGCTGTACTGTTTGTTTGTTTACTTGTAGGGGGTTCTTGATACATATTGCATATTCCATTCGTACTGTCAAACCATGCGACTTCATACCCGCCATTGAGACATTGTTGAGAGCAAAATTCAAGAAGAGGAGGATTTAATCGAACATATGTATCAGTTGACCCGTTCGATATTCCACTCCCAGCTCCTATAATGTTATTGTTACAATTGAAGTTATTATCCTGACTTACACCGCATGGACACGTATCACCAGAATCATTCACGCCTGGTCTGCATTGCTGGTGTGTAGCTCCATCAATATTTGTACGGGGCCACGCCACTTGATCCATTCTTTGATAACATGTCAATGCCGATTTATTAAACACAAATGACTGACACCATGAATTTGAAACACATGCATTCTGACATTGTGCCAAGTTTGTTACTGTTAGTGTGTTTGATGCGGCAGAAGTAGAACCTAGCCGGTCAACGCTCGCGTCCCAGTTCCTGTTCCATGTCGTAAAATAATCTGAATCATGTGAAGGGTTAAATGGAATACTTTGAGCCCAACTTGGGTTTTCTGTCGACGTGGATGTAGGTGTATCATTATATGCAGTATTGTTTACTACAACAAACTGTGGCTTTTTCTCAAGTGTTGTATATACAGTACCTGGTGTAGACTGAGAAAGTCCAACTATAACTGGATACATAACTGCTGTAGAGTTTCCATCCCATGTAAAACCGTTACAAATTGAATCATTCGCGTGACAGTTTGACACTGCATCTGGAAGCGACCCGTGAAAAGTCCACAAGCTTTTTACAAGTCCATCATCAAATTTTCCATATGGATATGATTCGTAAAACGTCCTCCCATAGTCTCGTGAAACATACAAATTACTTGCACCCGGGCAGAAATTCACAATTGTTACATTTTTTTTCAGTTGACAGTTTGTACCGTCGACTGTGTACCCTACACATGTTGGCGTAGAATGACACAGACCATCACAGTCATTTTGATTTTTAGAAACAACTGAACCTAAATTTGAAGGAGCATATGCATTATATAATAATCCATAATTCAAAGATCCTGGTATTCCACTTCCATACTGTAAAATATTTGGAACAGTTGATGTAGTAAATACTAAACTATTAATACCGCTCATAATTTGGTCGGCAGTTAGTCCTGAAGAACCTGATTTCGATGGAGAGTTGAATTTAATTACTGATACTATGCATGCTATAAAAATACAAACTATAACAATTAAAATTATTATTCCTGTAGTGTTGTCACCACCATCATCCATATATAAATGTCAAGAATTTTTTGTGAAAATTTTTGAATTATTTTTTTTAAGAATCCATCCGGGAAGTGTCATTAAAGGATTTATACTTGTTGTTCTTTTCATACAATATGAAGTTGTAAAACCAAATGAATCAGTTTTATCCCATGTGTTAAATCCGTTGCATGTAAAATCAAGTTGACAATTTTCTGCACATAATATGCCACCATCTCCCGATGATGATGTTATAAGTGCGCTTGGATCATATATACCTCGACCTGATGCGACTTCTTTAAATCCATCAAGCGGAGGGTCTTTTGAACTACTTCCTGGAAATGGAATTGCAAGTGCACTGGCAACTGATGATGAACAACAACACACAATTCCTAAAATTACAAGCACTGCTGCCATCTAAAGAATACAGTCATTTTATTTCTATAATGGTGAAAGTTGTTTTCTGTCTTCATGGAAAGACGTATTCTCGTGAGTTTCTCTTGTCATGGACTGATCTCGTGATGCAGACTGCATCGCGGGGTCACCAGGTTGCTGTGAGTCAGCAGCCGACTCTGGAGAAGTGTGTTGCTCCAATTTCAGGGACCGAGTATGATGTGGCCATGTTGATTGGGTGTGATATCGTTTTCCGCCCTGATGATTTCTTTGGACTTCTCGAGAGCCCTCATGACGTCACGACGGGTCTGTACCTCAAGGAGCCGACCCTCGCAAGCCCAGATCCCGTGTTTGAGGGTACGTCTCTGACCCCAAGCGACGTTGGGGACGAGCAGTATATTGATCTCGAGACGGCGCCATTTGGGTTCATGCTCCTTCGCAAGGGTGTCATAGAGGCAAATGATGCAAGTCTTTGGTCCCAGAGCACGTTTAATGGGGAAGTTCACGCAGACACAAAGATTCGCGTGGGTCACCGGGTCGAGATTGTAATCTGATAATATATAAATGTTCGACTGGCTCGATTCAGATCTTGTAGAATATGACGAGTCTGACAACATTCTTAAAATATTTCACAGACCCAAAGACATGTCACGGGCAATGTACCGATACATTGCATCTGAAATAATTGAATCCCAGACTGATTGTTGGAACGAAGCATCACAATGCTGGAAAAATTTACCAAATTCAAAAAAGGAAATTTTAGAAAAAAAAGCTCAGATGGAATTCCAAAACTTTCTGGACATTCGCCAAGGACTCCTTGCGACCCTTGCAGACTACCAGGGATTCATAAACATAAAGAGCCAGTTTCGTGATTTAATTTTATCTGCAGAATTCAAATAGTCATGGAGACGTTTATAACTGCAGATTCAAATGACAGGGACTCAAACATTTATCCAAGTGGAAATAATTACGTGGTCCATCTCTCGTATCCTATCCGGAATGTCTCCCGTGTAGAACTCGTGAGTGCGCGTGTACCCAACACGGTTTATAATCTCAATTCAACATCCAATGTTTTTATAACAGGAACTTCAAATGTGGGACTGACCCAAGGGTTCTATAGTGCTACAGGTCTTGCGAGTGCCGTGACCAATGCTGGAATTCTGAACATGACATATCTTTCAAACGAGGGTCATTTTCTTTTTTCAAATTCTGGAAATTTTAATTTGAAAATTACCTCTCAAGAATTTGCGGCAATGGCCGGACTTGCAAACAATGTCACGTACACATCGGCTCTCGCACCTCTGACGGATCCCACATATGCTGGTCAGTACATTCTCAGATCTTCAAACGTGATTGACATGTCTATGAATGAATATGTATATCTTGATATTGACGAATTGAAAACTCCGAGTCACATTGCGACAGGATCAATAGTGGGATCTACAGGTACTATAACCGGATCAAATGCTGGAAGGTCATTTGCACCCATACTTATGAATGTAGGGTCTGCGTGTATAAAAACATTTCAGGAATCTTCAGATTACAAAATTTCAGTAGAGTATCCAGAACCTATAAACGTTCTGTCCCGCCTGACGGTTCGTTGGTTTGACAAGAACGGTCAACTGCTCAACTTTCGCGGTCTAGAGACGAATGCATTCGTGATACGGGCTTTTATAAAAGAAGATCCTAGAAGACTTCCACCTCCACCACCTTTGCAAGATGTGGAGCTGAAGCGCGTTATTGATGCAATGTCAATGGTCCCTGAAAAAGTTCCTGAAAAAAGGATGAAAATTCCGTGGGTCCTGATAACTCTTGCGTTGATTTTAGGTTTATTTGTTTACAAAACTTTCTTTAGCGCGTCACAGCGTACATTGTCTGCGCCTGGTTTATCTTCACATTCTTTGCCAGCACGCTGATGATCATATAGACAATGATTGCAAGCAGAGTGGTGAAGAGGGCTGAGAGGATGTAGTACTGCCCGCCATTCTTGCTCACGTGAACAACCTGGGAGATCACCCACCGAACAACATCCATCCATGCAATAGCACTTGCGAATGAAAAACCTGCGACGATTGAGTTCAGAGACATTGTCTCGAGCTGAGCACCCACACTTGAAACAAGACCAGCCATTTTAATCATTGCACAGGAAAAAATTTATCTTCTTGAAGATCCCATCCTCTGGGAGGTTCATCATCTTCCTCGTACTCTTCCTCGAGGACGATGGTGGAATATTTTGGTCTCCTGGGTTGATACTCTTCTTCCTCCTCCTCCTCATCCTCAATCTCAAATATCTGCACTTGGCTCATGCTCTATAGCTTTTTTCAGCATTCTTTCTGCTGGACTCTGCGGCACCCATTCATCCCATGTGGCTGCACATTCGTTCATCTGACGAGCCATGTCGTTGTCCTGACCCTCGTAACGTGTCCATTCAGGTTCCTCACCCTCCTCTTCCTCCTCTTCCTCTTCGTCAGACTCTGAATCCTCGTAAATTTCCGGGTACAAAGTTCCAATCTGTTTGCCGAGAACATTGCGGGCTGCAAACATCATGCCCAACTTCATGTCCTGGGCCACGACCGTGTCCCGTCCGCATGCCTTGGCGTAATGTGCAGCAAGTACGGTTGCTGACTCGAGCACGGGAACTATGAGATCCATTGCTGCAGACTCGAAATCCATTATGATTCATAATTAGAAAACAAAACTTGACTAATACCGCCTTCAAATTTTACAAAATTATAAGCGAGTGCATATATACGAACGTAAAGATTGGTTTGGATACCTCTCACAAGATTAAATGTAAAATTTTGATTAAAAATTCTTGAGAAATTTACATGAGTCGTGGGAGAATCATTTTGTGGATCAAGACTGAATGAATACATGTAAAACAACCGGTCTGGTTTGCGGGTATGAAATTCTAGGGGTTGTATGTACCTGAGAAATGCAGGAGTTCCTATGTAGTACGGTATATGGGTCACGTTGTTAAAATCAAGCTCGAGATTTGTGAGATAATCAGTCGTCCCATAGTTGTACCCGAGCGCTGAGTCAGCCTGTATCACGAAAAAGAGTTCCTTGACTGGGTTTGCAAATTGCGTCTTGGCTGTAAATTTAGTAACTCCTTTGGGCACGAAAAATGTCTCGAGTTGTACGTGTTCATTGAGATACAGCTGTGGGGTTTTCTTGATGTAATTTCTTTCAGGTTCGTCGAGGTATACGTATTCTACGTAAACTGTTCCGTTGAACGGAAGGGCGTACTGGATGTCCGGGCAAAACTTGTTTGCAGAGTTGAATGCAAACCTGAGAACGACCGGTTCTTTCATAGCACAGATTGGTATCCCCTTTTTGAGCATGAAGAATGGTAATTCAATAGTGTATGTGGTGAGTCCGCCTGTGTTTACGTTTGAAAGATTCTTACCTATGAGCTTGGAGAGAGCGGGCTGCTTGGTTGCCGGAATCTCAAGATCAAGCTTCATTTCCATAAACTCTCCCCACTGACGATCAACCAGCTGAGACCCTATGTACAAGTCTACATGGTTGATCATGAGTGTTCCTGCGGAATCAAGGACGTTTGACGTTCCAAAGACTTCTGGATTGTAAATTTTCAAATAAATTTTAGAAATCAAATCCCCAGATTTGGGAAGTTGCATAAATGTTTCACCTCCAAAGAAGAGTCTGTTGGGATCGAATGGGACTTCATCTATGCGAGAAGCCCATCGCGTCTTTTGTTGATACTTTTCTATGAAATATGTTACTTGTGGGCCTTGGCTCAGAAAGACATCCTCCTGACCAAGAGTTGCTAGAGCCGTACGACCAGCCATCTGCAATCTACTAGGAAATAAACATGAGCCCTGCGAGCCCATCGGCAACGCCTAGGACATTCTTGCTGACTCCTATAATCCTGAACTGTTTTGCTGGATAGTACCCGTCGGTTCTCGATATGTTTAGCTCGAGGTTTACATACCTGAGACGACTAAAGTTTATTGGGCTCACAAATTTTTTCATATAGAAATTCCGTGTAGGATATGTTATGTAATTATTGTAGGGCTCGAGGACTGCGAGCTGTGTCGGATCCGTGATGCGGTTCGTAACAATCTCTTCACCGTTTATTGTTATACCAAGGTTTGCAAGACCGTCATTTGACCAGTTATAAGGAACTGTTCCGTCAATCTGGATTACAAAAAACAATTCTGTGATTGGATTTTCGAAAATTATTTCAAAAATTCCTTGAGTAAATGAAGGTCCAAGATCATATTCTTGGTACTGATACTGCTCTACCACATAATTCAATCGAGTCTTGTTGAACCAAGTAATTTCCGGCTGTGCAAGGTACACGTACTCTACTATCAAGGTGGCGTTTATAGGATTTGGAGCCGTGTCTATAGCGGTAAGTTGCTGAAGAGTCCTGAATGTGATCCATATTTCCACATCTTGTCTGTAAACTGTTGATATGGGAAAATACAATGCAGAATTTTCATAAAAGTAAAATGGTAAATTGATGTAATAATCTCTTCCCGATGCAATTGTCGTGTCGTACTTGCCGGTCAGAAGTTTTAGACCTGGCTGGTTTTCATAAGGGACTTTGAGGTCGTTCCAAATCTCAATAGCCTCCCCCGTAAGAGACTCTATCGTCTGTCCTCCAACTTTGAAGTCTGCATTCACTATTGCCCACGTTCCGACCGAATCATAGTAATGATACTGTGAATAATCGGGAGGGAGAACGTTTGACGTGATTGGGTAAACGGCTATGAACGCCCCTGGTGCAAATGTAGATCCTACATTTCCTATATTTATAGGGTAAGTCACTGGCGCACTCGCGACTCGTATAGGGACAGTCTGTGTGTAGACACCTCCCGCTTCTACAAGATTTGCCCCTTCTATATAGTTGTAATCAGATCCATAAATATTAGTTATTACCTGTGTTTTTAGTTGAATTGATTTCACAACATTACCTGCGGCATAATAAATATATGGAAATTTAAGTGCAAATGTGGATGTTCCTGCTTGAATTGTAGTATCACTCGTGCCTACATATCCGTAACCACCTGGACCACCTGTAACGATTCGTATTTTACCTGAATCACATACCCAAATTTCCAGGTTGTTGTATGATACAATTGCTGTTATGCTTGTGAAACGTGCTGCTATACCTAGACCGTCAGTAAATCCTGAAACTCCTGGGAGTCCTACATACTGTAATAAAGTCGATGGGGGAGTCCATCGTAAGATGATGTAGTCTTCAGTTCCTATGTACACGTAATACACTCCATTACCTGCAAAAGTTTGAGCAGCAACGCATGTAACTCCTGTAAGTGGATATTCGGGGTTCTGTTCGAAACTCGAAGAACTTTGAGAAAATGTTAGTGTATCTGTAGTGTTTATGTTGTATAACCGTAGAGTTCCATTGTCGACAATGTACACGTTTGAGTTTTCTACACAAATATTTGTAGGATTAACGTATGATGTATCGAGCCCTTTTGAATCACCGCCACTTCCGGTTCCACTTATAGTCCGGACTATTCCTCCAGGATAAATTACCCTAAGCGTAGCAGCAATATTATCTGTAAAATACAGGTTCCCATTTCCGTATCCTAATGACGTAGCACTCACAATCGCAGAAAGACCTGTTCCGTCACCTAGAGACGGAGGTGGAGGCTGTACATCGACAAAATCTCCTGCATAAATTGAAGAACCTTTAAATATACAACTACCGGCATTTGGACACCAATAAATATTGCCAGAACTGTCTACGGCTGTTGAAAGTAAAGCTGCTGTAAATAAAGTATCGTTTGAATTAACGTTTGTATAAGAATTAAAATTTGTAATTGCGGTCGAAGCATTTGAAACTCCCGGTATAAATGTAAACCCTGTTGGAATTGGATACAGATTTGAAGTGTTATAGGTCATCCGTCCACCGTTGTAAACATCTACTCCAAACTTTAGAGTTCCTGAAATGTAGCTTATATCAAACCCAAGAAGACCAGTTGCGGGATTACCTCCAGCTCCTCCCGCATTGCTGGTCCATTTCCCACCGTCAACGCGTATCCAAATGAATTTGGCGCTCGTATCAACAGCGACATCTATAACATTACTCGTTTGTAAAGGTAGTCCCGGATCTTTAGGTGGAGCATACGCACCTCCTGTATATATCACACCGTCTTCATAGTATCCAAAACTGTTCAAGTCGGCCCCCAGATAACTTGTCGTATCCATAGAAACATTCGCGACACCAACAGCGGTAGTTTCACTACCAGTAACTATATCAAGACTCACGCTGTACATGAACTTGGTTCCGGAAGGAAGGGTCGTAGATAAAAGCATAGTAGGTTCAGTATTTCCAGGAAATGCAGTCACTGTAAGGTCTCCGTTTGTCAGAACCATGCCCGGCCATGCGAGTATGGGATCCCATGCAGTCGATGTCGCTTTGAGTACTGGAAGGTAGGTTGTCATCATGTACGTCCCGACATTGTTGAATTTTATGTTACCTCCAGAAAGTGAAATCATATTTTCAACTCCATTTTCTCCGTTGACCGTCAAAGGGTTTGTAATTGTACCATGCACATCAAACGTGAGACCGTTGAGAGGAAGGATGAAACCGCCGTTTGTGTATCCATATGAACCAGGACTTGAAAGTCCTACGAGAGTCGTAGCTACGAAAGAAGTAGACAAATCTATCGACGGAGCAGATCCTACAGTATTAATATTTATTGCATAATTTTGGGTTATATCAGTTACGTTTATATTGAAGAAAAACTCAGGACTAATTGTTGCTAATTGATTTGTAAAATCGTAAGTGGCGAAGATTTTCGCATCTCCGTCAGTCAATTGTATACTTGAAATGAGACACGAACCTGCAGTATTAATAACTCCGGACAGGATCCACTGACCGGTATAATTGAAAGTAATTGTTGGAGCTAAACTAGTCACACCTTCTCCGTTGTACAAAAAATAAGCAAGATTGAATGGAAACTGGTTTCCTATCAAGTTATTATAATTTGGCGGAGGACTGTATCTTGAACTTCCAAAATAACCATCTATAGGTTGTATGGAAATGTACGAACCTGGTCCTATTGCGTTACGTACAAAAAAGTACCAGTTTTGAGTAACGTCTGTTACGTAAATAGGGAGTGCCGTTGATACAAGATAATTTGACGATACAGGAATGCGATTAAGTGTCCAAAAATTGGGAGATGACGGTGGACCATCACCCGTGTCCGAACCTACCTGAAAAGTACATCCAACTCCTACAAAAGAAACACGTATCATGTATGCCCCTGTCTGTGTGATGTTTATGCGACCCCCGGGAGTCACGGTATAAGCTGCAGGTGTGTCGGCGTTTGCCCACACGAGTCCTCCGGGACTGAGTTGTGAAAGATTTACAAAACCTTCGGGATCAATTTGTTGATTTAATTTTAAGAAAATTCCAGAAAGAGTATTGACGGGTAACCCTATTGCTCTTGACCAGCCCGCCTGTTCAAGTGTAAAATCGGGTATGACCGTTCCATTGGTTCCTTTATAAATAAGACCTCCTTCACCATCAGTCGCTGTGTAATTCTTAGGATCAAAACCCCAAAATACTGCACTGCTTGTCAAGTTTGTTGCAAATGCAGGATCAGTTACTACAACTGTAGATGCCGTAAAAATAAACTTTTCCAAGTTTGGGTCGTAAGCCACTCCCGGAATTGATGATGCCCATGTAGCAAAACTATTTGAAGAATAGTATTGTTGAGCAAAAGGAATTGTAGCCGATCGATTATAGCTATCAATTTGTACAAATGGAATAAAGTTTGCGTCTGGTTTGGTATTCCAGAACCAATCTTGACCATATTCAGCGAGGGGTGGCAACGTGAGCTTGAGCGTCGTCGCTCGTATGAGATCACCTTTGACAGGTATACGAACAATGTTATTTTGACCGGCAACCACGCCATTTCCTTCAAAAGGAACTTCAAAAGCTTCAAGGACAAATGGGGTGTGACTTTTGTAAACTGCCGAATAGTATGTTACTGTCGGACTTCCAGTGAGGTACACGTCCTGTTGTCCAAGTGCAGCCAACTGGATGAATCCAGATGACATATCTATTATTTGCTTAGAATTTTGTAGGACCGCGCTCCCCGCACATGTCCTTTTTATTACGTGAATATAGGAATGACGCTCAACCTCAGGAAGTTTGACCCAAGCACCATGGGGGACGACAAAGTCTGCATCTTCATAGGAAAGCGTGGAACCGGAAAGTCTACACTCGTGACTGATATTCTATGGTACAAGAGACATTTGCCTGCTGGAATAGCAATGTCTGGTACGGAAGATGGAAACGGACATTACAAGCAATTTATCCCTGATATATTCGTTTATTCTGATTATAACCAAGGAGCACTCGAGAAACTCATAGAGCGTCAGAAAAAGCTCACGCAGCAAGGAAGAGCCAGTCCGGTGTTTGTGCTTATGGACGACTGCATGTATGATCGTGCATTTATGCGTGATACTGCGGTTCGCCAGCTCTTTATGAACGGTCGTCACTGGAAAGTCTTCTTTATGATGACCACACAGTATGTCATGGACATGACTCCTATGATTCGAACCAATGTAGATTACGTTTTTGCCCTACGAGACAACGTACGGCAGAATCGTGAGAATCTTTACAAAGCATTCTTTGGGGTATTTCCAAATTATGACACGTTTTCACAGGTTATGGATTCGTGTACTGAGAATTACGAATGTCTGGTCCTTGATAACACATCAAAATCGAACAAGATATCAGATTGTGTGTTTTGGTACAAGGCTCCTATCCGCAAAAACTTCAGGGTGGGTTCTCCTGCATTCTGGCAATATCATCAGGCGCATTACAATCCCAGGCACATAGGTCAACGTGGAGCCGATCCAACCGTCAAGAGACGAGGAGGAAACGTAGTTGTGAAAAAGGGCGCGTAGACTTTTGAATTGAAAATTCACAGCGAATATCAATGGATACGTATGATCCTAGCAGTGAGTCGACTCCTATATCTCTAGTAACAGTCGAAGAAATTCCATCTCAAGAAACCAAAAAGACAGTCCCAACCGGGCTTTTGCGCCAAGAAAAAAACGTTGTAGAAGATCAAATGGCAGACTTTTCGAGTCCTATTGAAGAACTTGGTCCCGGTCCAGGACAGATGATGCAAAACGAAGTTATGGGTCCTCCTACGCCACTCGTCCCAGGTCCTGTTCCTCGTGCATCAAAGAAAAAGTCGGCACCTGCGAGCCAGAACCCATTCGGTCTAACTGATGAACAGTTTACTGCTTTGATTGCTGGCGTCTCAGCAATCATCGCATACTCAGGACCGGTTCAGGGAAAGCTCAGCACGACTATTCCAAAGTTTCTGAACGACTCTGGGAAGCAGACGCTGACTGGCATGGTTGTTACCGCTCTGGTGGCTGCAATCGTCTTTTACTTTGCAAAGCAGTTCCTCAAGGATCGGGTATAACGTCACCACAATAATTCTTTGTTCCGTTTCTTGAATAAATTCCATTCTGAATTGCAATTTCCTTAATCTTTTTAAAGTTATCCCAAAATCCTGTTGAATGATCGTATTCACTCACAGTCATGTGTGCAAGCTCATGAAGAAGCACATATGTAGCGGAATTCACATCGTCTCCATCAAGACAGATGTAAATTTCATACCCTTTATTCACGTTGGAACCTATAACACCATCACGCTTCCCACTCATGCCCGTTATTATGGCTGGTTTCAAAACAGGTATCCACATGGGGTCTCCACTTGCCCTGAGAACATCCAGAGTCTTCCAGTAGTTCACCTTGAGGTTATCGAGCATTGGATTGTCCGTGAAGAATGCCACTATTATGATCCAGATGATCACTAACGGGATGAGTCTCCACATTCCTATCATTACGAAAGACAAATTTTGTATACATGTCTGAAATTAATCCATTTGGGAAAATCATCATTGGCTCCCATGAAATAATTTTGAATTTTAAATTTTGTAAATTGTAAATTAATTTTTCCCCATCCATCATTGGTTCATCACGGAATTCATTTTGGTAAAAGGGTCCATCAATTAATTTTACCCTTGCGTGATGCGAAAAATTTTCAATTATATTTCCAAGGGAATCTTTAAAAATTCCTGAAGGAGAACACAAAGTTTCAATCCGAATCTTCTCTGGGGCGATCCCGATCAAGAGTCCACCCGGACGCACCGCTCGTGAAATTGCTTCGAGAGATTCATGCAAAGTTTTTTCATCCGAAAATATGTAATGTATCGAAAAGTTATAACACACAATGTCCCATGGACCTTTGGTGACCGCATGTCTTATGTCCCCAATTCCCAAAAAAGAAATGTCTAAATTAATTTCCTTGGCTCGTCTCTGAGCCTCTTTGATTGAGGCTTCATCCGGGTCGATCGCATCGACCCGGGCATTCACCGCCTTCCATTTCTGGAGGTCACCTCCCCGCCCGCATCCACAATCAAGGACGTGAGAACCTTTCGGAACCCATTGTTGAATGAATTCACGTTTGAATTTGTTGTGCAACTTTCTCAGTTGCTCCATTTGGCTTAAAAAGAAAGCGCGTCATGCTTTTATATGGCTATGCTCGAAGCTGATCTGACGTGTATCCCCGGGCAATACTTTGCATGCATCTCACTGGTTGGACCAGACCTCCCTCAGAAGAATGACAAGTTTGGACTCAAGATTCGAGGGTGTTTTTCGACCCGTGAGGAGGCTTCAACCCACGCAAAGCGTCTGCAGCGCGAGGATGCCACCTTTGACATTTACGTGGTGGACATGTACAAGTGGCTTTTGATTCCTCCAGATCGCGATCACATTGACGACGTTCACTACCAGGATGCCAAGCTCGAGGAGATTATGGTAAAGTATCGTGAGAACCAGTCACAGGCTGCTTCCATGTTCGAGAAGCGCAAGCGTGACATGATGGCCAAGCCTGGTCCCGGAGAGTTTCCGTACATTGACCCTGCCGATGAGAACAGCAAGTACTACACCAAGCCGGACGTTCCACCAATTCCTCACCCGGCGGATCTGCTCGAGGATCTGAAGAAGGAGTTTCCAGACGCTGCTATGGACGAGCTGGTTGCAAAGGCTGATATCCGCGTTGCAGCAGAGGTTCTGCGCCGTCGTGAGGTGGCTGCAGCCGAGGCAGCGAGCAGCGCGCCTGCCATTGACTTTACACCTTCCCCAGCTGCTCTCGAGGAGGATGTCCCTCAGGTCCAGTAAATAATCGTAATAAATAATAGAAATGATATTCGCGATAATAGGAGTGATAATTGTCATGGTACTTTTGTACCTTGCAATTGTTGGTTTTGTTCCCGCGCCAGCTAAAATATCTCAACCTGTAAGTGCGTACGACAACCAGTTTGAGGTATTTAGAGATATGCAGCCCGATTCACAAAATCGGGACAATCAATGGATAGGTTTTCTTCAGGAGGACATCCGGAGGAACCGGACGGGTCCTATAGGAGACTTTATAGGGGCAGATTCGCCATCGGGGAATGCCAAACTTTACAATTTTTGAACAATAATTGGGCGCATACTTACAACAATTACACCGATAACGATACCAATAAGTAGAATAGTCAACGGGTTTATATTTTTAAGGAATCCTCCTTCGGGTTGAGCGACGATTGGTTGCGGGAGTGACCACTCTTCCTCGGGGGGCGGTGGGGGTGGTGGCTCCGGTCGTGGATCTGTTTGCTGAAGAAACGGAAGATTCTCCATCTGTATAATCTCCGTCACTTTCGTTTTTATCTGGTACTATAAATCCCTCCAAGTTTCCATACTCGTCTGCATCTGATTCGGAATCTTCTTCGTCTGACTCTGTTTCAATATCTGAAGATACATCACTGACCTCGTTGCTATCGTAATCCTCTGGTGCGTAATCGTCTTCGACCTGCTCAACAGGCTCATAACGGACCGGAGGCTTGGAAACGCGCCCTGAGCGTGTAATCTTACTGGCCATGGGATCTGACTGTGCTGGGGATGAAATATCCATCTTCTGGGTAATCATCAAACGTTTCGTTTAAGTACCTTGGAAAGAATCGAAGTCCTTTTCGAATTGCAGTTTGATTAATCTTCAATTCTCCTTCGAGACCAAGTTCGTTCGATATACCTTGTAAAGTCTCTTGAATAGCTCCATCTGTGGATGTTCTTATTCCGAGACCAAGGTCACGTATGTTTTCGATAGCGTGATACAAAAATTCGGTGGACTTGTCCAGGTCAGACTCAAGGACCTTCTCGAACCCCCGGATATTTGTCAAAAAACGCTGCCAACTTACCGGGTCCAACCCCGAATACGGGTGGACTCTCGTCTCGTATTTCTGGAAGGTTCTTGACGGGCCCATCGGGAAAAAAATCCATAAAAAAGCTAGAAACAGGGCTACCCACAATATCAACATCTTTGAGTTGCTCTACTATAGATGGAGGAAGAATATGTTCTTGACCATTAAACTTGGCACATTCTTCATCAAAGCACCGCTGAGACACACGTCCTGAACGGATAGAAAACCACACGTGATTAGATTTGTGCTCACGATCTATATTTTCACAAAATTTAGAATCTGTCTGCACAAACCATCCGTCATGCTCGTGTCTCTGGATCTTTTTGACACGAGTACGGCGCTGACCCTTGAGATACCTTTGGACAAATTCCTCAAGTCCGTCAATGTCCACAGAATCTCCTCGAATAACAGGTTCTTCGCCGTCGACCCGAACTGAAAAGAGTTTTAGAATTTCTGCATTTGGTTCTTTTGAAAATTCAACTCCATCAAGACTTTTCCAAGGAATGTACGGATCTCCTGAAGGCTTTTTGTGTGACCAAAGCATTCGCAGTCCAGAACCTCCATAGACTGCAGGGTCTATGATTGACGCCCACGGACCTTCTCCGAGAGCTAAGATTACGCGTGTTCGAATATTCAGAGCCTGTGTCCTGTCCACTATGAAATCTGGCCAGTGGATGTGAACACCCGTCTTGATGCCCTCTTTGACAGGTCTGGGCTTTGTGCGAGCTATGAGGCAGCGTGATGTGCTCCTGGTCGCTTCGTGAATTATAGAACAAAACCGAACAATATCTTCGTCGCTCAATTTTGCTGGATCTTTATAATCAAAATCTATGAAAAACTTGAAACGCGTCGTTTTTTGCTCAACGACGTAAAGCTTCGAACCTGTCTGAATTGTTTGAATGTATTCCCGGAAAAAGTCGTTTGATTCTTCCGGGGGAACATTAAGAGTTCCTCCGTCCATGAGGACATGAGTCACAGGACCTTTTGGAACTCGCCACTTTTGGACCATTGTTATAATAACGAATAAGTTCTCTAACTATCCTCGTCTGAGCTATCGTGACTCACAAACGCCCAAAACGGGCGAGCACTCTTTTTCTTCTCTGGAGGAGGCGGTTCTTCGCCTTCAATTTTCTCAATTTCAAAGCAAAGTCTGCGGAGTGTCATTTCCTTTACAAGTTTCTCTGGGTCTGAGCCGTCCTTGCGAAGACCAACGAGAATCTTCGCAAGCTCGAGTTTCGAGCGAGTCATTTATATTTATTGTTTTTTTAAACTGTGAAAGAGTTACGCACCTACTGCAAACAAAGTAGTGACATCTGAAGCGGCAAGCTGGGAAATACTATGGTACAACACTAAAAACTTGGCTCTGTGCAGTTGAGCACGGTTGAAGCGTAATAGGTGTTGGTGCAACTCCGGTTCCTGAATCCATGCACATATTTGGAGCCATTCTTGCATGAATACGCCCATCGGAACTGAAATCCCATTGATCATTTGAAGTATGATCTGAAGTATCAGCTGCACAAGGATATAAAGATACAATTGCACCTGTAGCTGGGTTTGCATTTGGTATATTTGCACACATTTGTGTTGTAGTGCCATCCCCCCTTGGAAAAGTAGATTGATAATCGAGAAGTTGACCAACAGGGGTGTAAACCCATTGTTCATTTACAGTTCCAGTTCCTGTAGGTGGGCAGGTGTAATTATAAATTGCTGAACCAACCCCCATAGTTCCATCCGATATTGCACACGTTCCATTTCCATTTTTCAAGTGCTGCTTGTTCGGAACTGGAGGTCCTGAAGGTGATGTAGATCCCGTGGACCCTGAGGACCCAGCGCCGCCTAGTGTCGAAGGTCCCGGGCTGGATGGGGTCGAACTTGAAGAAGAACAACTGTTTCCGAATCCCATGGAACACGTCCACCCTTCGTAGTACGCAGCTCCTGCGGATGCACAACATATCATTGCGACTACTACCAAAATAATTATTATCATACTGGAACTCCCTGCCATTAACCTTTACACAGATTAAAATTAGTTTTACAATTTTCAAGAGCATTGTAAAACTCTGGATTATCAAGAACGTGGGTTCGTATCATCGGCCATATGTTTGGGCGACTCGATATAGTTTCGAGAGTTTCGAATGAACAATCATCATTCTCGTCGTAATTTCGGCGATAAGGGACGCGGCTCGTCTCCATCTTGTCCTTTTCATTTGTAAACTGTCTCACAATTGATCCGTGTTCAATTTCAGTCATTGGAAGATCGAAAATATAAACATGATATGTGTTGTGAGCGGTTACACCGTCCTCAATGTCCCGGGGTTCCGGTGTATCCGTAACAAATTTAAAATAGGAGTAAGACCCCTTCTTTAAATTTATAGTTCCGCGTGTTTCTTCTTCGAGTTCTCGAACCGCGCATTGAAGCGGGTTGAATATCTCGCGTCGGCGACACCCGCCTGTAACGAACGTCCACTCCTTGTATCTTCTGTCCCGAACTACAAGAAAGTGTTTCACGTCATTGATCGTACTGACTGGTATCGCCATTGCTTTGTGGCGTTCTCTTGTCGCCATCTATCATTTCAGGAGTAAAAAATTTCTGTAGTTTCCCACGTCTGGGGTCATATGTAGCCAAAAACACGAGACATGCTAATATTGCCCAGAATACCCAGTGCATTTCTATTAGCATTGAATTTATGAGGCGTAGAGCAACCCACCGGTTCCGTTCTGTATCCGCAGCACATTGTAGTTGACTGCGTACAGGTACGTCGTGGGGTACTTGACCGGGCAGCAAAGACCGAGCACACCGCTCGGAAGAATTGCAGGGGTCACTATGCGGAAGGTGTCGAGCCGAGAAAAGTTGAGGGTGCCAGTTGGCTGCAGCTTGGACGTATCTAGACAGTAAGAAATAATAGCTACATTTGCCGTCGTGTTATTGTGCATGTAACCGAACGGCGTGTTGTAGTACTGGGGCAGGTCGACCCAGTGAGGCAGCCCCCGAGACTCGCCCACGTCGACGCCGTTAATCTGGGTCTTGAACTGGAAGTTGGAAGCGGAAAGTGAGTTGATTCCGTTGCTGTACAGCTGCATGTAGTTCTGAACCGGGAATGCAATGTACTTGACTGGCTGAGCCAGAGCAAGCTCCATCATCGGGGTGTTACTTATGACTGCACGCTGAACCTGGGTCACGAGCAGGTCGTGCGTAGACTTGGCGAACCAGTCACGCTCCATCTGGTCCAGGTAGACGAAATTCGTCCAGCACTGGAACTGGAGAGACCCGTAGGTTGGGTTGGTGTACACGTTTGACCCGAGGTTATTCACAAAAGATATCGTGGTGTTCTGAACGAATGAAACCGGGCTTGTGGCAGCTGTAAATGAGACATTCAGTGTGGGAGGTGCCCACGAGTTGACGGTGACTGGGCCGTTAATGGGCAGACCGACCACATAGTTTCCTGCACTAATATTGCTTGAAGAAATACTTGAAACTGGGCCGAGAGTAAATAGGGCAGTCGTTGCATTGGTACCCACCGTTGGAAGAGTGCCCACAATCTGAGCAGATGCAACAGGTACAATTCCTGCGAGAACCTGGCCCGTGAATGTGGTGCTCGTAATATTTGCGTTTGCAGTATTGGAGAATGCAATCACCACGTTGGACAGGTAACCCTGTCCAGAAGCCGCTGGGAATGCGTTGGAGAATGACTGAATGACTGCCAGGTTAGAGTACACGTTGGAGCTGTTAACATTTGCAAGAATGAGACCTGGAAAAATAGGACCAGTCGTCTGTGAGAGCTGGACGTTTGCCGTGTTGGATGATGTAATTACAGTCGAATCAGTCAAGACATTTGCCGTTGCGTATGGAATGTAAGAAGTACCTAGGAATGGAGAAACGGTCGAAGTACCCGTATTTACGTTGATTGTGTTATTCAGGTAGCTTGACCACGTGATGCGAACCTCCACGTCATGGTACTGGAGAGCGATGAGGGGAAGAGCAACCGACCAGTCCTTGCAGAAGAAGAACTTGAGAGGGAGGAAGGTGGCTTTCTGGTTATTCACCGTGGTAGAATTCAAATTCAAAACACGCTGGCTGAAAGTCTGAGCACCGGGGACTGGCTCAATGTCCGTCATGAACTCAATGTCCTGAGTATCTACAATCTGTCCGCCAATCAGCAGCTCAAACTTGTCAAATACCTGAGTCCAGTCAAGGTTCGCAATAACGGCACCGTTGTTATCAGTAGCCGTAAAATATACATAGCTCAGAAGGTCACCCTTCTTTTCAAACCGAATTGTTGATATACCACCAGCTGCTGGAGCGCCCTGAATAATCTGACGCTCAACCGAGTTTGCGTAATGGGTATACTTGCGATAAGATGACCGGTAGAATGAAATTTCAGGCTTGCCGGTCAGCCAAGCATCCTGATCGCCGACAGCAACGAGTTTCACAACACCTCCGCTCATTTATCATTGTGTATAGATTTTTTTGGCGTGAGCCGAACTCAGTCCTGGGTCTTACACAACCGCGAGCGGAGGAAGAGCCACAGGGTTCCCCTCGAGAGCCTGGATCGCCACGTCAAGATGGTGAGGACTTGCGTAAGGGTTCTGTTTACCCTTGAATTCATCAAATTTGTAGAATTTAGGATTCACATATTGCTGTACACGCCCGCCTGTAGTAGCGTTGACTGGTCCAACCGGGAACGGAACAGTCTCTGTGCGAAGCTCGGTTGCAATACCAATTACATTGAGTGGATCGTTACGGAGATTCATTCCTCCCGCATTTCCTGCACGATCAGGCTTTGAACGATCGTCACTTACACGTGTGAGAGCCTTGTTTGTGTAAGCATTCTCACCACCCTCAGCATATGGCTGATAGACGTCATATTGTGGCGGACCGTCTGAAAGCGTATCTTTGCGGTATCCAGTTTCCTGGCGAATAGTAGGACGCTCAGTCTTTATAAACTCTGGGCGAAGCTCTGCACTCGTAAGAGCACCGCCTTGACCTCCGCCTCTGCTCGGAACGGATGGCTGGTGAGCCGTCTTGGTATCCTTTGCAAGATGCGTTACGAGACCAAGAGGAACAGGTCCTCCATTTGGTACAAAGTATGAAGGAGGTCCGTCACGTCCCTCGAGAGTCGTAAGCTTCTCCTCGTTGATATTCGTGGGCAAAGCACGGAAGAACTGGTGGAAACCGCCTGCGGCTGCGACATTTGCACTGTACCCAAGACCTGGTCCCACGGTGTGTGGATTTCCGAGGGGGCTCAGGTTGTTCATTTTATTCGTAATGTACTCGCGTTCGTACAAGTTATAAACCGGCTGCCCATGTGGATAAGATTTCGTGTCTGGGCGAGTGTCTTGGAGCGATTCGACAGCATCCTTTGGCTGGAGACGCCAGTCACCAATACGCCGACCGAGGTCTGGATTCGTATTCCGCAAATCAAATGCATCCTTCGCATGGTCTCGCGCGTTGGACATGAGATCGAGATCGCGACGAGTTATAGATCGAGTGGTTGGGGGCTTTGCTGGTTTTACATAGGTAACAATTGAATCATTGTCACCTTCGCTCAGCTTTTTACCTGCAAACACAAGACCGACGATGGCTGCAATAGCCAGAGGGTCCATATACTATAGTAAATTATTTCTTTTGGAAGTATCGCTGATTGAAAGCAGCGTTCTGCATATCAGAAAACGTGCTGCGAGGATCCCACCGCATCCACTGGATAGGGACTGCGGCGGTGTCATAGTAGTTGTTCGGGAAGTCATATGGCTGCTCAGTCATATTCTTACGCCATGCAGTCGTTGGCTCGGAAATGAGGAAATTGCTCACAACTGCAATGTCCTCGAGAGTGATCTGGGCTGGGCCTTGCCAGACCCCCCGCTCAAGTACATTTTGGCTCGTGCTAAGAGTCGGTGCCATATAATACATGTCCGGAAAATTACTTGCCAGCGGCACCACCTGCGCCACCACGACCTCCGCGCATTTGCGTCTCTTCGGGGAAGTGGAAGTTGAAGTTGTCTGGATCACATGCTACCCCGCCTTGGTCGTGACACATTGGGCTGAACTTCTTCCCGAATGAAGCCTCGGCGAATGCAGTCTGGTCGCCTGGGATTGTGCTCACGGGCATGGTGTAAAAGTTTCGCTCAGCATCGCGAATGCGCTCAAATGGATGAATGTCGCTCATCTGTTGCTGAACTTCTGTACGCACACTAGGATACCAAGCAGCCGAAGGACGATCAGGGTCGTCTATGATATCTGTTAACATAGCGTTCGCCATTGGGTTATCCCGAGTCGGAAGAGTCACGTCGGGCTGAAGTATATTGGGAATGCGACCACTTGCAATTGAATTCTTACCGTCAATAATCATATTGTTTTTCTGAAGGTACATGAGCACGGCAATTACAAGAATGCCAAGCGCAAACACGCGTGTATCACGCTGGATAAGGTAAACTATACAAGTTGAATAAATTACAAATCGAGTCGTCGCAAGAGCGCGCTCTTTTGCTGTCTGATTTGAGTTGGGCCAAAATTTAAGCAAGTCATCTGAATTGAATATTTCTTTGACATCCATTCCTATAGTCTAACGAGATTTTTTGTTACCCTTCTTCTTGGAAGACTTGGGCTTCTGGAGCTGAAGCATCCCTGCAAACGGACCGTTTCCTGACATCATCGTACTGAGCATGCTATTCACGCCCGACATGAGAGACGCCTCGTTCATCTGACCGTCACCGAGTTTCATATTCTTTGCGCAACTCTCGGCAACTGCTTCAATCTGGGAAAGAGCGTCTGGGGGAAACATGTTGAGTGTCATTGCGATCATGTAGAGAGACGATAGCCACTGCCAGATTGCATTCTTGTTCTGGTCTGTGCACGTCTCCTCGTACCAGTGCTTGTGAAGAAACAACTTCTTGGCAAACTCATTCTCCTCGCAAAAGAAGCTTGGATCTTTTGCCATCATTTTCTGAGCAAATGGTCCAACCTCCTTCATAAATGTCTGGTAAGGCTCCATGCCTTCGCGAGGGGCAGCCTTGGCAGTGTGAAGTGCAAGATCATCTGACCAGACCGAGAGAATGTCGTCGAGAAACTGACCATACATGTCATTAAAAGCTTTGACAGTTGTCATTGTATTTTAAAAGTTGATATATTCCTTATCTGGTTAAAAAGGTTCAGTCATTCTTGCTTCGTGAGTGCCATGAGCTTTATTTGTCAAAAAGTAAACAAGTATAGCAATCAAAAAAGCAGGTTTGAAATATTCTGAATTTTTCAATTTTTCTCCTCCGTTCATTTGATTTTTAATGTAAACATAAGCAACCGTTATCGCGGCTGCTGCTATCGCAGCATTCATTGGTTCCCTGAGCAGTTGATCCATTCTGTCATTGACCAATCTTATTTATATTCCCGGGTGTCCCGCGTGGAACACTCGGAGGGGCGTCGTCAAACAGGTTCTCTTCTGCGGGTGCGGGAGTGCCTCCTGGGACGTTTGGCGGGGTCAAGCTATTGTTGACCGTAACCGTCGTATCAACGCCTTCTGGTGTCTTTCCAAATTCCATACCAGGAGTGTTTTCCGGAACTCCGCCAAAGTCTTCAGTTGTTGGCTCGGGCTCGTCAATCTGCTCTTCTTCATCGTGGTCAAGATCCAAGTCGCCTGAACTTGGGATTGGAAGATAGGTATTCAAAATCTCAGCCGTTGGGACGAGCGCCTCGATGACCTCTGCAATCTCCTCTGAAAACCGGCGAAACAGCTCCTTCTTTCTGAATTCGTCAGTATTATTTTCCGTAATTATGATTGGGTCATCGTACAAATTACGTGCACAACTCTCGTAGCACCTCTGAACAAACACATCATTCGCAGGAAGCTTTATGCAAATCTTTTTAGACTTTTTGTCGGTACGAATTGCGCTCAGAATCTTGACTTGTATCACGAATACAGCAGCCATCAGACTCGGGAAGAGGGAATTTGATTTTATTATCGCTTCAGTATTCTTATTCGAAATTGAAGAATTCCACGTTTTCACATCCCTGAGGAGTTCTTGAAAAACCCTGGTCATGTTTTTACCCTGAGAAACCTTCTTGGACTCGAGCCATATTTCCCAAAACGCTTCAATCATGACCGGGATCATTGCCTGGCACAACTTCTTGGTGAATCGCCTCTCCGATTCGTTGAGAAGATCCATTTACTATTATTTCCCCTTTTTTTGTACACGAATTTTACCCGCCGCTTTGTGAAGATTCACAAGGCTCGGGAAATACACATCAGGAATTTCCTGTTCAGGTTCTTCGTGAATTTCTGGTTTCTTTTTCCATTCAACTTTAATGTCAAATGGACTGACGAGATTTACAGTGTACCCAAGACGTTCGAGCTGACGGCACATGTACAAGACAGCTTTTGCTATATCATATTTTGGGAACCCTATAACAAACGGGGGGACTGTGAGGATGGCATCCTTCATTCCAAGCTCTGAACACGTCCGTATCTTTCTTGAAAATTTCTCAAGCATAGATTTGTACATTTCTTTTTTCACATCTGTCCTCTTCTTTTCAAGCTGCACAATTTCCTTTGCTTGCATTCCTTAAATTAGTACCCCATATTTTCAATCTCAGACGAAGCGCGGGTTTGAAGATCAAGTTTTGTAAGATTCTTGTCGAACGATGACGAAAAGTACTGCGTTAGCTGTATTGGCCATGAATTACTCCTGGTCTCACTGAGAGCCGATTGGAGCTGGTTATCAATCGATGCACTGAGGACATCGAAAGACCCGTACGTATCAGGAACGTAGGCATCGTTGTAATTTACTGGATCAGTCGTTGATTCGGTATCCAGGATGGTAACCTTCCCAGAATCATCGATACTTGCCTGTATATCGAACTGCTGACCGATAAAATGGCGCGTGTTCAGGAACATGAGGCGTGCCTTGTAAAGTCCATCACTCAGTGGGGTGAAATAAAGCGTCTCGATGGGCACCATGTCTTCTTGGGTCGTCTGGAACTTTTCTATAACTGCCTGAATAACATCCAATGGGACAGCCTTCCCAGTAGACTCTGTTGGGTAGTTGTGCTGTATACCTGTTGATGAGGATGTAACCATAGCGGCTGGTTTTTTATTCGAGTTCCAGACAAAAAACAGTATGAGTCCCAGGAGCAGGAGAAAAACGAGCTCCTCTTCCATTAGTACTTGGTGCGAAAATATTTCCGACGAAAAAGGTTGGAATCGATTAATGGCACTCCTCGTGTTTTCAGATAAATGCAAATTTTCACATGAAATAATTAATTACATCAGATCACAGCCTGCACTCATTAACATTGTCAGGTTTCACAACGTGGGTACCCACGGAGTTCCATCAAAGCAAATTACTCGAACACCTACCCTGGTCACAAACGATGGAAAGATGCATGTAGGACGCGAAGTGAAAAACTGGCTCGAATCCATGATCCCTGTAGAGTTTGTCTCGTGGGACACAACTCCTGACTTTTGCTCAAATCTCGACGGTTCTGAATGTAGGGCTGACATGTTCGAACTGGATAAATATGGGGAATCATTGCAACCAGAATTAACACCTGAACTTGAGTTTAAAATTTCAAGATCTGTAAATGATGCACTCGCAGAGTCAAAACAAAATAGTTAAAGATGTAATTCGGGTTTAAACTAATGAAGCTAAAGACCATTCAGGCTTCTGCTATGAAAGCAGTCTTCGAGGTTCTCAAAGATATTATAAATGACGTAAATGTCTATTTTACAAAAGATGGTGTGAAAATTTTGACTCTTGATACAGCACGCGTAACTCTTGTTCAGATGAACCTTGCAGCTGAAAACTTTGAAGAATACGATTGCCCAGATGACGTGATAGCCGGCCTCAACATGGCGAACGTTCACAAACTTCTCAAGTCTGTTACATCGTCCGATACGCTCACTATCAGCGCCGAGGGGCGAGACATTATGGACATTACTATTGAAAATCCTGAAAAGAACTCAATTACAAACTTCAAGCTCAAGCTTTTAGACATTAACGAAGACATGCTTGAGTTTCCAGATATTAAGATGGATGTCGTGACGACAATGCCAAGCATAGACTTCCAACGATTTGTTCGGGACATGTCAAACCTTGGATCGAATATGAAAATATGGCGCGATGGTCACGAGCTCGAGCTCAGCTGTGTAGGAGATTTCGCAGACCAGAAGACTGTGATCAAGTATCCAAACGCTCCAAAATGTAACCGTACGGGTGGGTCATTCAGCCTCAAGTACATTAGTCTGTACACAAAAGCGACAAATATGTGTTCAAGTATTCAGATTATGCAGGATTCTGTAAACCAAGACATGCCAATAATTTTCAGATACACAATTGCAAATTTAGGAGAATTGAAATTCTTCTTAGCACCTAATATTTCCGAATAAAGTTTTTGAGACTTGTTAATTCATGGAATCAAGGTACGAGAATAAATTACAGGAATGTAAAAGTCAGGACGAAATGGCTGAGTATCTTCTTTCGTGTTTTTCTATTATTAAAGAATACACGGAAGATACTGAAGAAACTCAGACATCTCACACAGCTCTTGGGATTGAAGTCAAGACACGCAAAGGGACTCAACGCAAACAAATTTACAAAAAGTACATGAACGAAATTGAAGGACATTATGAACCTTCAGATTACGATGTTGTCCAACAACACAATTTACCATGCAAAGGATGTGGGAAATTTTTTACAAAGATTATCAACGAGGCAGAGTCAGATGAGATATGCACAGAATGCGGCAGGGCAGAAAGGTACCAGTCAGAGACTCTCGGGTTCAAGGAGGAACAAGAGACTGAGAAACACATAATCTATTCTTACAAACGTGAAAATCATTTCAACGAATGGATTTCACAATTCCAAGCAAAGGAATCAACGAGCGTCCCCGAAGAACTTTTGAATCAACTTCGTGCAGAATTTAAGAAACAGAAGATTAAAGATCTTGGAGAGATTACTCACGAAAAGGTACGAGGGCTCCTAAAGAAGCTCGACAAGAACAAGTACTATGAACACGCGCCCTATATTGCGACAATGTTGAGCGGTATACAACCACCAACCATGCCCCAAGGGCTAGAAGACAAGCTCCGACTCATGTTTCACAAGATTCAAGCACCATTTGATAAACATAAACCGGCGAACCGAAAGAACTTTTTGAGTTACTCGTATGTACTGTACAAACTCTGTGAACTCTTGGGAGAGGACATGTACTTGCCATGCTTTCCTTTGTTGAAATCAAAGGAGAAACTTTATATTCAAGACCAGATATGGAAGGGTATTTGCGGGGAACTTTCTTGGGAGTACTACAAGACTCAATAGTAAGAGTTGTTCTCCAGCTGCGCGGCAAAGTCGCTACGCGACTCCTGATTAACAGTCAATCCGGTCCAGTGGTTTTTGAATTCGAAACTCTTCAATTTCGGGA